CAAAATACGAATCTTTTGGATTAAAAACAGATAGAGCAAGAAAAACTCTTTCTAATTTTGAAGGAGTTGCTGGCAGTAATCAGCTCAAGCAAGCTCAGCAATATGAATCTGCTCTTAAGAATCAATTAAGGCTACTAAAGGATCAATTCATAGAACAACAAAGGGTTGCGAGAATTGCGCCAAGCTCTCCAGTTCTTGGTGGCGTTAATTTTCCAGGCAGTCCAAAAGCTTTAACTGCTCAACGAAAAGCAGAAGAAATTGCACTGCGTCAATCCCAGCGTGGATTTCCGTCTTCTCCGATTTTAGGTACTCCGACAATGCTCGGAAGCCCAAGAGCAATTGCAGCGCAAGAAAGAACAAGAGTTGCAGCAGAAAAAGCTTTACGCGCTCAAGAAAGGGCTGCAAAAATCGCTGAGAATGCAGCCAATAAAGAAGCAGAAAAAATTCTCAGGGAGTCGCAAAAGGGATTTCCATCTTCTCCGATTATGGGCGCTGCCACAATGGCAGGCAGTCCCAAGTGGATTGCTGCGCAAGAGCGCAATCGAGCCGCATCAGAAAGACGTGCTGCAACTCAGCAGAGGGCTGAGCAGCGTGCTGCGAGAATTCAACAACAGGCGGCAATTGCCGCGGAACGAGCAGCTGACAAAGCACTGAAAGAAGCTCAGAAGGGTTTTCCTTCGTCTCCAATTCTTGGGAGCGCGACAATTGCAGGAAGCCCAAGGTGGAAGTCGGCGCAGGAATCTGCAAGGCAGAAGCTGGAAAGCGCTGCTAGAGCCACTGAGAGAGCCGCTGATAGAGCGCTCAAAGAAGCACAAAAAGGATTTCCATCTTCGCCAATCCTTGGCACTGCAACAATGGCTGGCAGTCCCAAATGGAAGGCAGCGCAAGAAAGACTTGCAAGGGGTGCTGGTGGCGGCATAGCCGCAGGCAGCGGACTTGAGCAGGCTATTTTAGGCCTTCAGGAGGCTCGTGGCGCACGTCAAACGTTCCTTGGTGGTGCTTCGCCCGCGCAGGCAATTGATCAGATCGTACGTGAATTCAATAAAGGTGTCCCTGTCGCAGGGAGTGCAGCCGAAAACATTACAGACACATTTGCCAGCAGCCTGAAGAAAGGCGCATCTGGGGCGGCGGCATCGGCAAAATCTTTTGCGACTGCTGCAACCCAAGCAATCAAAGATGTGTTTGGCATCGCCAGCCCGTCTCGCTTCATGATTGAGCTGGTGCGGAATCTTGTCAGTACATATATCACAGAAATACAGAAATCCTATCCAAGAATTCAGGCGGCGACAGACAAGGCTTTCGGCGAACAAACTTTAATTAGAAATGTAAAAGAACTTCGTGCGACTAGCAAGGGGTTTGAATTTACCGAGCGTCCATCGCGCGGATTCCGTCCATTCCGTGAAGCTCAAGGCTTTGGTCGTGGTACGGAAGGTGCAACGCAAGAATTCAACAACATGATGTTGGATTTCAGAAAGCAAATAGCCGAGCTAACGACTCAGCCAGAGATCTTCAGCAATCTTCTTAAGGCGCTTCCAAATTCTCGGATTACGACTGATCTGGTTGGCGCCGCAAATCGTCGTGCGCTTGCATCAGAACTTCCGTCCTTCATGCCCACGCAAAGGATGATGGGGTCTGGTGAGCTAGAAAAAGTAATCACAAGTGCTTTTGCAGATTATTTCCGTACCTTGCGTACTCCAAATCCTTGGGTTGGCGCTGTTGGTGATTATCGTGAATTTATTAATAAAGTTATCGCTGAAACCAAAAAACTTGATACTCAGCAAAAGCTGCTGACTGGTGCAAGAGTCGCTGGTGCTCTTCCGCCATCAAGCAGAGAAGGTCGAATTGCGGAGGCGTATCGCAGGTCCGAAGAGCGTGGCCGTGTCGTGATGGCAGAAGGTGCTTTTGGCGCTGGACAGGCCTCTCTTCCTTCGGCTGGACCTAGAAGCCTCAGCAATTCAATCAGTGATCTGCTTAACAGGATTTCTTCTGCTGTTCGCAGTTCTTTTGGTGGATTTGGCAGCGGCGGGCGCCCTCCTGGCGGCATCGGTGGCGGTGCTGCCGCTGGTGGCACTCCAAATCAAGCTGCACAGCTTCTTGGCCTTGATGCAATTGCTGATATTTCTCGCGTTTCCACCCGTGAACTTGAAGCGTTATCTGCTGCAGCCTCCGAACTTCGCGCTGTTCTTGATCCAACGATTGAAGGATTTGATCGCCTTGACAACCAACTTCGTGAAACGATTGGGCAGATTGGTCGGCAAATTGAGCGTCGCGCCCCTGAGGCAGGCTTCCTGACTCGCCAATTTGGCCCCAGGACCGCCCGAGGGCTTAGTGAGGGATTAATTGGTGGCGCCTTCCCACTTCTGTTTGGGCAGGGCATTGGGGCTGCTGTTGGTGGTGGCGCTGGCGGCTTTGCTGGTGGATTCGCTGGTGGCGGCCTTGGCTTTGGTTTGTCATTGGTTGGTACTGCGCTGGGCGCAGCGTTTGATACCGCAGTTCAGAGCGCAACTGAACTCGGCGCCGCCCTTCAAAAACCAGTTGAAAATTTTGATAAATTAACAGAAAAATCATTTTTCTCATCTAAAGCACTTGAAAATACAATCAAAAAAACAATTGAATACGGAGATACTGCTACAGCTTCTGCTTTGATTCAAGAAGAGTCAATCAAAAAGCTTGGAGTTAACGGAGTTCAAAACTTAAAAATACTTGGCACTGAAAGTGATCGCCTAAATAGGGCATTCGCTGAGCTTGGGCAGCAAATGCAAGCCGTTGCAGCGGGGCCGCTCTCCGCTGTAACAGGATTTTTTGCAAATATTTTCGGGCAGGCCGCCGCCGCTGGCAGGGTTCGCATTCTTCGCTCAAACTTAAATGAACAGCAGGCTGGCCAATTCAACCAAGAAATCCTAGGGCGCTTGCAGCAAAGAGGTATTCAGCGTGGATTCTTTGCGCCAAGCGCGCCTACCGAAGCGGAAATTGGAATGCTTCAGCAGCAGGGCGCCTTGCAGGACATTGTAGATAAATGGCAGGCGATTCAAATCAAGGGTCAAATTAAGATTGATCCAAAGCAGCGAATTGAGTCTGAAATCAATGCGCTTCAAAAACAGCTTGAAGCAATTGATATTGGTAGGTCGCTCAAGGATCAGGTAAGAAGTACGGCGAAAGAACAGCAAGATCTGGACAAGCAGCGCTTTGATCTTGTTCGCTCGTATGAAGACAGCATTGCTGGCCTTCGCAGGCAAGTTGAAGATGAAATCAGAAGCAAGCGCTTCGCAACTCTTGAAAAAGAAAACCAGCTGTTGGATGCACAGGGTCAAATTCGCATCAAGCAGCTTCAAATCGAAAATCAAGCTGCAATCGCCAAGGCTGGTGTTGGCGAGCGCCCGGAAATCGAGCAAGCAGCGAAAGAAGTTGCTCAAATTGTTGCGCAGTTCTCCGAGCAGCAGCTAAGCGCAGAGGAGGAGGCCGCAAGGATCAAGCGGGATGCCGCACTTGAGGCGCAAAAGATTGATTCAGATGCAGCCCAGTTAAAAGTAAATATTGAGAAAGAAGTTTCTCGATTGAATATTGAGACTGCTCGCAGAGTTGCAGAAATCAACGATCAGGTAAGGCGCAGGAATGAAGAGGTCGATACTCGTCGCTTTACAATTGAGCGAGACATCGCCGCCCTTAAACTCAGGCTTTTCCAAGACGAGCTTGCGCTTGCTACAAAAAATGCTGCCCTTCCTCTTGAGGCTCGCCAGCAAGCATTTGACTTATATGAAGCTGTAGCAAAAGAGCGGTCTGATGTTGAAAAGCTGAAGGCGCCAGCGCCTCTTCGCGGAGTTGGAGCTGTCGGTGGCGGCGGAGTCTCTACCGCCGGTCTCGATAAAGCTGCATCTGATTACAGAGCTGCTGTTGAAAATTACGTTGCAGCCCAACTAAGACTTAACGAGCTAGATGTAGTCAAGAGCGCCCAAGAGTTTTCTCTTGGCATTTTATCTCTTGCAAATAAAACAGACGCTGCGTTGACTGCTATTCAGACACGGGAGGCGGATGCAGAAATTGAAAGATTGCGCTACATAGAGTTGATTAATGCGGGGCTAACGGATACCGTTGCGCAAAAAATCATAGAGCTTGAAACAACGAAGCAAGTTGCACTTGCTGTCTACGATACGGCGATTGCTCAGCTTGAAAATAAAATACAAGCCGGTGAGGTCACTGCCCAAGTTGACGCTCAAAACAGAGCGTATTTAGAGCAGATTAAAATCTTAAAAGATAGAAAAGACGCCATTGAAGGCAAGTTTGGAGCTTTTGATACAAGAACGGGTAAGGGAACCGGGGCAATTGGTGGCGCAGTGCAGTCGGAGCCAGGTAAAAAGATTCAAGATTTTATTGCACAGTCAAAAGCTGAGCTAAATGATTTAGAGGCCGTCGCCGTCCGCGTCTCTCAAGGCATTGGTGACGCAATTGCAAGTTCAATGGCAAATGGTATCACCGGCTTGATTGAAGGCACGACAACAGCAAAAGAGGTATTTGCTGGGTTCTTGAAAGATGTTGGCAACATTTTGATCAAAGAAGGTACGCGCATGATTGGAATGTACGTCGCAATTGGCATCGCAAAGATGTTTGCTGGACTATTCAGTGGTGCGGCTGGTGCAAGCAAGCCAGCTTTACCTGGATCAATGGGGCAGGCAACAAACACCGGGCTTAACACTGGCGCCGGAAACATTTCGGATATGCTTAGCGGACTCGCTGCAGATGGAGCCTATTTTGCAAATGGAGTCGCAGCTTTTGCGAAAGGCGGCATGTTTACGAATTCTGTTGTTTCTTCGCCGACTCTCTTTAAGTTTGCAGATGGTGGCGTTCAGCGCACTGGCCTGATGGGTGAGGCCGGTCCAGAGGCGATCATGCCTCTGCGCCGCTCAGCTAGTGGTCGCCTTGGAGTCGAAGCCAGCGGCCTGCGCGAGGCAATGAACTCGGGCGCTGGTGGCGGCATGGGCACTCCCTCACTCAACATGACCTTCGAGACCACCAACATTGGAGGCGTGGAGTACGTCAGCCGCGATCAACTCGAAGCCGCAATGGCCGCTACTCGCCGTGACGCCGCTCGTGACGGCGCAAAACGTGGAATGTCGATGACGCTCGATAAGCTGCAACAAAGCCCTGGCACTCGTAGCCGAGTGGGACTCCGCTGATGACTGCACAATTTCCTAGCGTCAGACCCGCAGAGCGAAGCTTTCGTCCGGGCCAGTACCCGACAAAAAGTTACCGAGCGCTATCAGGAGCAATTGTCAAACGCGCATTTGGCAACCGAGCGTATGGATACGAGCTGCAGTTAAGCTTCAACAATATCACTGATTCCGTTACTGCCCAATTTGTTGATCATTACAACAATACAAGAGGTGGATTTGAAAGATTTACTCTTCCCGCTGAACTATTTGTTGGTATGGATGCAAATCTAACAAGCAAAATTCAAGCGCCTACGCAAATCAAATGGGAATACTCAGGCCCACCAGACATTAAATCCGTGTTTAACGGAAGAAGCACGGTGACAATTACTTTAACAGGGGAGCTTGAGTACTAATGTCAGAAATTCGCATCGCTCAGTATTTCAAGCTCGTTACCGCAACGCAAACACTGCGCTACCAAAATTACTTTGTTGGGCAATCGAGTAGCTATCTAAGCGAATCTTACGATTTTGCTCCATTTCGAGCAGAGGGTGCACTTGCATCATTGAATGGTGACAATGAAAATCTGCGCATTCTTTTCCCGAACATTGAAGTTGCGTTGCGCCTTGTAGAACAAGCAAATGGAAATCGCTTAAGTGAGCTAACATTTGTTACTGCATGGCTGAATGCAAGCGAGCAAATTATAAATCCAATGACTGATTACTATATTGGAATTGGTGCAAGTTATAGCGAAACAACAATTGAGCTTCGTTTTCGCTCTGCCGTTGACAGCGTTGGAAGTGGTTTTCCTGCTCGCACGTTAACTCGTGATCTTGTCGGGCCGCTCCCATTGAACAGCGAGCTTTACCTGAGGTGAACGATCTAATCGGCCTCAAGCGAGCCTGGGGCGCCTATCCAGGCGATGGATCTGGAACGGTGGACTGCTGCCTACTGTTTGCCGAAGTTCGCCGTCGATTGGGCTATTACGATCACACCCCAGATTTTGCTTGGTACTTTGAGCATTACACCGACGAAACTTTTCCGCGTCGGATAATGGTTAAATGGCTTTTGCAAAATGGAACGCGACTGGACGGCCCTGAGCCTCATGCTGTTGTTCTGCTGCCTGGCTCAATGGGTGGCGCCATGGGTACAGTATTGAGTGATGGCAACGTGTTGTTCATCACAGAAAAGCTAGGCGTTGTAATCGCCCCAATCCCCTCAGGCATCGGTCACTACTTTCGCTTGCACAAATGATGCGTCGTCTGCTGCCCTATGAACATCAGCTCATCAAAGAGTTGGGCATCAGCGAAGCTGAGTATTTGGAATTTGCGCAGGCGCAATTTGATCACACTCGCCTGCCTGCGGATAAGCTTGCGACTCCGCAGAACTGGGAAACAGTTGCCATCGTCATGACGATTATTGGCGTTCTGTTTCAGGTTGGCGCAGCTTTGCTGGCTCCAAAGCCAGAGCTACCTTCACAGCAGAATCAGCGTCGTCGCAGGGATCAGGCATTTGCGCCAAGATTTGGGTTTAATTCAGCGCAAGAGCTTGCAAAGTATGGTGATCCAGTCAATCTTGTTTATTGCAATGTAGATCAAAATACAACTGGCGGGGTTCGTGTTGCAACATCGCTTGTCTGGTCTGCTGTTCAAAGTCTTGGCTCCAGCCAATTCATGCAAATGATGGCAGTTGTCGGCGCGAGCAACATTGCGCCGCAGGGAATTGCCTTTGAGCGCACGGCTTTTGGGCAAACACCAGTACGACAATTTAGCAACCATAGCTATTCGCTATATTTTCGCCAAAATGGCATTTTGCAATTCAGTGATCTTAAGCTAGGGGCAATTACAGATCCGACACGCATAGGAGAAAATAGCAATTCTTACGTTTATCGTGCCAGCTTGGCCGGTTCACAAAGGAGTGATGGCTTTAGTCAAGCTTTTTCGCCATCGTCTTTGACAAAGTTTGGAATAACTGCGCCGATTCCAATCAATGTAGATTACTGCGATAGGTCTTCGACTGGGCAAGAGAGGACTGCACCGTTTGGTATCGAAATTGCAGATCAATATAGAGGTGGATACTGGCCTACGAACAAACTGGACAATTCTCGTGACGTTGTACCCTTGGGGCATCGCATGGTCATTCGTTTCAGCGTTTTACCGCCGAGAGACGGTCAGGGACAGGTTCGACAGGCCGCTGGTGAACTTCGTCGAGCCCTTATAAATAATTTTGACCTTGCCAGTACCTACAAGTTGGGTAGCGCGCACTTTCGCGTTGTTGGTCCGCTCGACGATTTAGAGCTAGAGCAAGATGGAGCAGGCATAACAATTGAATGCGTGCAAGCGGGTATTTGTCCAGAAGAAGACTACGGAACTGTTAATTTTAATCAAAATAGACAAGAAGCCATCAATGAGGTTGTACGTCTTAATGGTGAAATCGCAGAGCTAGACAGGCTACTTACTTTAAACGAACCTATATTCAAGCCTGGCTTTGCGGATGCCGCCAATGCACAGCTAGAAGAATTGCGAGCACGAAAGCAGCAGCTTGCTGATCTAACCGATAGGCAATGGACTGACGATGAATTGGAAGGTATCTTGGATGGCAGCATTGCCGTCGACGGACCTGTTAGGCGGGCTGCTGAAATTCTCGATGATATAAGACAGCAGCGTAGAGATGTGCAGTACAAAGTTGACGATGGACTGGCTGAGCTGGCAGATCTAGCTCCAGGCAATGCCAGACAAAGAAAAAGAGAAGCCGTCAATGCACTCAAGGCGCAATTAGTTGACTGGAATAATAAAGTCAAAAAAGCGCAGGCGCGTTTGGATCGGCGAATGGAGCGCTATGGACTAGCAGACAAGTTATATGACTGGGATTACAACAGACAAGAACAGCGATCTGCTAAACAAGAGCGTGCATACATTATTGATAGAGAAAAAGATATTCTGAACGGGCTCTATCAGCGAGCTGCAGAATCTGGCAACTTAGACCAAGCCGCAATGGACACAAGAAATGCTGGCTGGCGAAATCAAAAAAATGAAAAAATCAGCGAGAGAGCTTACTACCAAAGCGTTATCGACAATCCCGAAAAACAAAACGATTTCTTTAATACGAAGTGTTTAGTAAAAATTGAAGAAGCTAGCTACGAAACAATTACTTCGTGTCGTATTGTTGACTTTGCTATAAAGGCTCGCGTATTTAAGCGCATTCAAGGGCGTCAAAAGCAATACGGCGAGGTCACAATAGATAACTACAAAGACAGTGACAACGGAAATAGAATGCGTTCTGCATTTTTTTGGCTTTTATATCGACGTACCGGTGGCGAGTGGTCGCGTGTGCCGCGCATTTTTGTTGTGCGCAGAGGGCAAGATCTGGATAATTTTATTTCACTCAAATTTATTGCTGATGATAACAGAGGGAATTGGCAGTTTAAATTTGAGCCGATTGCCGATACGGCCGCAGAAATGCGCCGTCATGGCTTTGCTGATTACGCCTATCTGGAAGGTGTTGGCGCCGATCAAGAGATTATTGGCTTGGCTGGAGGGAAATTTACCTTTAAAGGAAAGCTGCGCTCGCGCGATGGCTATCTTTCTCGCGTTAATCGCAATCCATCCGAGGTAGATGAATGGGGATTGTTCTCCATGCGCTCTGACACGCAGCTATCTTTTAGCTTTGACAATGGACCGGAATTTGAAATCAAAGCGGTAACAGAGCAAAGCATAGAACCATTTACAAATTATCCATTGCTTTACAATAATTTGACAATGCTTGGATTTAATATTTATAGTGGTCAAGGCGTACAAGACCTGCGCTCAATGTCTGTTTTTGTTGAAAGGGGAAAACTCGTCCGCGAACTTTATAGCGATGGAACGTATAGTAGCGTTGAAAACGTTGCAACTAGCTATGCGCCAGAAGTTTTTCTAGATACAATCTTAGATAAAACTAATGGTATTGGTAAGTATGCTCAAATCGCTGGAATTGATTTAGTTGCGCTTGCAAAAGCAAAACTTTTCTGTCAGCGCAATGGCCTGTTCTTTGATGGCGTGATTGCCGAAATCACTTCTTGGCGTCAATTCTGGGCGGAGGTGGCACCCTACAGCCTTTTGGAGTTCGGTCGAATTGGCGGCAAGGAGACTCTTGTTCCGGCCGTCCCTTGCGACGATGCAGGAAATATGATTCGCACGATCCCAATCACGGCAATGTTTACAAGTGGAAATATTCTTGAGGACTCGTATAAAGAAGAGTTTGTTGATTATGGCAGCAGTGTTCAAGATCTTATTGCAACAATTATTTATCGCAGCACGGAACAAGAAGGTGTTTTCCCCCGCAATGCAAGCGTTGACGTTTCGTTGCGAGATGTAAACGAAGCAAACGCAATTCGTCAAACATTTGACCTCTCTCAGTATGTAACGAATCGCGCTCAAGCGATTATGTATGGCAAACTACTTTGCCAACAGCGTCGTCATATCAAAAAGAATATTGAATTTCAGACCTTTCCCACGGATAGCGTGCTTAGCCCAGGTGCGTATATTTACGTTGACATCGGGCAAAGAGAATGGCAAAATATTTATAGTGGGCGAATTGAAAGCGGTGGAGCGTTAAATGTTCCGCTTACGCAAACTGTCCCAAATGGCAACTACAGTGTTCTTTTACACAAAAGCGGTCAGAGTGTAATTAGCACCAGCGCTTCAATTTCAAGTAATACTGCAAGCTCTCTTGCCGGGTACGAAGGCTGGTTGTTTGTCTTGGGAACCGCTGTCAAAGCAAAGCGCGTGTTTCGCATCGTTGAAGTTCAAATGGAGGAAGAAGGCGAAGTTAGCGTCCGGGCCACTGAGCATCCATGCGATGAAAGTGGACAAAGCTTGATTGCTGATTTCAGCGACGGACTTTTCTCGATCCGCTAATCTGAGCAGAGACTCTTCTGGTCATGGCTTTTTTCACTGGTCGTACTGGCTCTTTGGTATTTGGGGGCAAGCCCGTTGCAAAGATTCGAGACTGGTCCCTTGAGACGACAGTAGAACTTCTTTCTACTAATAGCATTAACAGTACCGTAAATACTTTTACTCCTGGTATCAAGGGTGCAACCGGTAGCGCCACTCTGATGTACTATCGCCTTGAGGGAGGTGAAAGCGTAAGTCTTACTGAATTTACGGCGCTGCTGTCTAAAATCATGAAAACTGGCGCTGCATCCGAAAGCGATCGTGTGTTTCTTGAGTTAAATGTTGGCGGAAATGCCGCCGACGACATTAGCTTTTATGCTTACATTACTAGCGCTCAAGTTTCAGCAACAACCGGCGAACTTAGCGTTGTGCCAATTCAGTTCACAATGGACGGCGATTTTGTTGAGGTAATTGCATAATGACAGTTTTTCTTGGCGGCAATGGCGCTGTTCGATTGCGGCGTGGATTGCGTTCGCCGCTAATTTCTATTACCGATGAAATAAGTCCAAATGATATTAATACAAGCCTTAATAGGCTTAGTTTTGATTCGTCGGTAGATAATTTACTTACTGGCGATAGAGTAGAAATTACTACAACAGACGCACGAGGACTCATCTGTTTTTCACCATCCTCTTGGTCTTCCGGTGCAGTTGAGAGCAGTATTTCTGCGTATGTCAATGTCAATGCGGTTGGCGGCTTAAGATTTTTCTCTTCATTTGAGCCAGCAGTAAACAATGATCGCTCTCAGGAATACACTCTTGCTAGCTTTTCCGACCCAGCGCTTGCTATTGCGTTTTCCGTAAAAGACGCCAAAGACAATTCAGTTGGGGACATTACTAGCTACACTCTGAATACAGAAAGAGAGGCAATTGATGTAACAGCGCTTAGCGACAAATTTAAACGTCAATACTCTGCTGGAATCATTAGTGGAAGTGGTACCATTGATTGTGTTTTTAATTATACAAACGTAGGTGATAGAGAAAATTCATTGCTACTGATTCAGCTTATTCAACGAGTTGACATTGGTAGCGAGGTAGAGCTTTTTCTTTATTTAACAGACAAAGATCTTGACATTAATTTAACAACTGTTTTTTATCGCATGGAGGCGATGATTACGCGCTCTGGCGTAACAGTCGGAACAGATGATGTCATTCGATGCACGGTTGATTTTGTTACAGTTGGCGAGATTCAGCTTTTGGTTGGCGCGCCCGCTTCTTATATTCTTACGGAAGACGATGATCGCGTTATTATAGAACAATCTCTTGATTATCTCCTTCAGGAGACTGACGATTAAATTAACGTAGTAATAAATGTTCTCACGATAAAATATCTAGAAGTTTTCATAGCGACCTGCAAAGTTTTTTCTCGATACACTTGACCTAGACATCCCGCCGACCCTCTGCGCCTGAAGCCATGGCAGATCAGCGTATTACTCAGCTAACAGCACTGCCCAAAGCTGGGGTTTCGGCGACAGATGTGCTACCCATTGCGGATATTTCTGCAACAGAAACTAAAAAAGTTACAGCAAAAGATCTTGTTGCCGCCGGCATTGATCTTGTAGATGCTGGTGAAATTGACCTATCAAAGCTCGATCAAAATAGTGTCACAAAGATTGGGACAGTTGCGATTGAGTCGCGTGCAATCGTAGCTGACAAACTGGCACACAACAGCAGTGTCATTCTTTCTGTTATCACGCCCGCCTCTAACAATTTTGAGGGCAGAGGATACTTCAATACGTCGACTGGCAATATTCAGTTTTTCAATGGAACCGCTTATCAGCAGGTCGTCATGCCCACGGCGGGCATTGGAGATCTGCAGATAACAACGGGCAAGCTCGCGGACGGTGCTGTCACGACCGCAAAAGTAACGGCGCTTGGCACGGCGGCTTACGCAGATAACAGCGTCACCACCTTAAAGATCGCAGACGGTGCGATCACTGCCGTCAAGATTGCTGCGGACAGCATTACGGCGTCGCAGATTGCGCCCAGTGCGATTGGCGCATCAGAGCTAGCGGATAATGCTGTTGATACTGGATCTATTCAGGCGCTTGCTGTCACCGAAGCCAAGCTAGCGGATGGCGCTGTCACCACAAACAAGTTAGGCGACTTGGCCGTAACAAATGCCAAGATCGCTGCGTCCACAATTACGTACAGCAAGCTTAATCTTGCTGACGGTTCGGTTCCTGGCGCAAAAATTACGTCAGACTCTATTACCAACGCACAGATCGGCACTGGAGCAGTTCAAACCAGCGAACTAGGGGATTCTGCGGTTACAACAGCAAAAATTGCTGACGGCGCCGTCACTGCAGTCAAGATTGCGTCTGATTCGATTACTGCATCGCAAATTGCCGCAAACGCTGTTGGGTCTTCTGAGCTGGCAGATGATGCAGTTGACACCGGAAGCATTGTAAATCTTGCTGTTACAGAAGGAAAGATTGCCGCCGGGGCAGTTACAAATGCAAAACTTGGAGATCTTTCTGTTACCGATGGCAAGATCGCTAATGCAACAATCACATACGCAAAGCTAAACCTTTCTGACAACTCTGTTCCGGGCGCAAAAATCACAAATGGGTCGATTACCTCGACTCAGCTCGCATCCGCTGCTGTTGAAACAGCAGAAATCGCCAATGATGCCGTCACCACGGCAAAGATTGCAGACGATGCTGTAACTGCCGCAAAGCTTGGCCCTGAAGCTGTTGATTCAAGTGCTCTTGGCGCTGGTGCAGTTACAAATGCAAAAATTGGTTCTGCTGCTGTCACTTACGACAAAATTCAGAATGTCAGCGCTACTGATCGACTGTTGGGGCGCTCCTCTGCTGGAGCTGGGTCGATTGAGGAGATCCCGCTGACCCCTGCAGGCCGCGCCCTGCTTGATGACGCCGACGCTACTGCTCAACGCGCCACGCTGGGCCTGGGCTCCCTTGCCACGCAGTCAGGCACCTTCTCTGGTACGCATAGCGGCACCACGTCTGGGACGAACACGGGTGATCAGACAATCACGCTCACAGGCGACGTAACGGGCTCGGGAACGGGCTCATTCGCTGCCAGTATCAGCACTGCTGCTGTCACAGAAACAAAGATTGCCAGCAACGCTGTTACAACAACAAAGATTGCCGATGACAATGTTACTTCTGCAAAGCTTGCGGATAACTCTGCTGCAATCGTTGCCGCATCGGTTCCCGCTGGCTCAGGTGCATTTGTAGGTCAGCAATGGATCAATACTGCTACTGCAATCGAATACACATGGGATGGCTCTCAGTGGCTGAGGCAGGCGTCTCTTGGGACGATTTCATTTACGGATTCGACGCCGCTTACATTTGCTGTTAGCTACCCAGATGCGTACAGCGCAACAGTTACGGCAACTCTTGACATTCAGTCCGCCAATCGCATTTTTGCTGGCCCAACAACAGGATCTGACGCTGCGCCCACCTTCCGCGCAATTGTCCCCGCAGATCTACCAGATGCAACCAGTGTCGCCAAGGGAATCATTTTGCCCGGTAGTGGATTAAGTATCAGCAGCGGCACGCTTAATCATAGCAACAGTACGACCGCTGGAACATATACAAAAGTTACCGTTGACGCGCAGGGTCATGTTTCGGCGGGTACGACTTTAATCGCTAGCGACGTTCCTGCGCTTGATACCAGCAAAATTACGACTGGAACGTTTGCAACAGCAATGCTTGCAAATGATAGTGTAACTGCGGCCAAGCTCGCTGATTACTCAACCGCGCAAATTGGGTCATCTCTTCCAACTCCCGATTTCATTGGCCAGTTACATCTGAACCCGCTAGAGCGAACCGTCTACATGTGGGACGGCAACGTTTGGCAGCCTGTTGGTATTACCGCTGGTACCGTTATTTTTGCTGGTACGTATGACGCAAATACCAATCAAATTGCTTCTGTGACGAATGAGGGAAGCTCGCTTGGGTTGAGCGTTGGCAATCCACTACCAGCCGCAAGCACAAACAACCAAAACTACTTTGTGATTGTTAGCAACGCTGGAACTGGTACAAGTCCAGCCCCGACCGTTGGACTGCTTCCGCCGGACCTTGTGCTTTCAACTGGAACAGCTTGGGTGCGAATTGAGTCGTCTGACGCTTACATTGCACAGGTTGCGACTCAGGTTTCCTTCACGCCCGCCGGTCAAATTTCCAGCACCAACGTGCAGGCGGCAATTGAAGAAGTAAGTAGTGAATGCCGCAATGCGACAAATATCACTAGCGGAACTCTTGCTGCAACCGTTGGTGGGACCGGAATTACCACATACGTAAAAGGTGATTTAATTGCTGGCTCGGGGACGAATACTCTTGCAAAGCTGGCGGTTGGCACAAATGGTTACGTACTAAAAGCAAACAGCAGCACGGCTACCGGATTGCAATGGGCCGCCTACGACGCGCTTGTGACTGGTGGTGGCACGATGACGGGAAATCTCGGAATCGGGAGCGCTGCAACAATTGTTTTCGAGGGGGCGACAGATGATACATATGAAACTGTTCTTACGGTTATTGATCCGACCGCTGACAATACAATTTCTCTTCCGAACAGTAGCGGGACAATTGCGCTGACAAGTGATCTTGATGACGGAACTTTTTGAACTTTCTTGATCATTAATATGCGGGGGTAACTTCCGGCCTTCTGGCGTTAAGGAATGTCCAACGCGAATCCCCTGCAGCTTCTTCGTAGCAATACAGCAAACAAGCGCCCCGACCCGACTGCGCTCGCCGATGGTCGCCCGGCCGTCAACACTAACGCCGTGAGCCCTGGCCTGTTCTTCAAGGACAGCGCAGGGAATCTCGTCAAGGTTGGCCCGGTCCATGTGGGTACGACTGCTCCGAATGCCTCCCCGGCCAGCGGCGGCGCTACCGGGAACAGCTTGGGTGAGCAGTGGCTTGACACCACCGGCGGCGTTTATGTGCTGAAGATCTGGGATGGTTCTGCGTGGCGCAGTGAAACAGGAACATTCGTGGACGCAAGTGGCGACACGATGACTGGGGCGCTCGTGATGGACAATCAACAGCAAGTGCGCTTCCGTGAAGTTACAGCAAATGGCACGAACTATATTGCACTTCAGGCGCCCGCATCTGTTGCCTCGGATAAGACAATCACGCTGCCTGACGTAAATGGTACTGTTGTTACGACTGGCGACACAGGAACTGTTACCTCAACGATGATCGCCGATGCGACAATTGTTGATGCAGATATTAGCGCTAGCGCTGAAATTGCAGTTAGCAAGCTCGCCGATGGAACCGCACGTCAACTGCTGCAGACTGACGCCGCTGGCACTGGCGTTGAATGGACAAGCAATGTTGATGTCCCAGGAACACTAGACGTAACTGGTGCAGCAACCTTCGATAGCACCGTTGCCGTTACGGGGGCACTTACAAAAAGCGGTAGCAATGTCGTAACTGTTGGTGATACTGGTACAGTTACATCGACGATGATCCTTGACGGAACTATCGTTAATGCTGATGTGAATGCCAGTGCCGCAATCGCGGGCACCAAGATCAGCCCGGACTTCGGCAGTCAGAACGTCACCACAACAGGCACCAGCACGTCTGCCAGCTTCATCCCCACTAGCAGCGCCGTCCCAACCAACGGGGTCTATCTACCTGCGGCAAACAGCGTAGCCATCTCGACTAATGGCACTCAGCGTCTTCTCATCGAGGATGATGGTGATATCAATATCAATAGCGGATCATTCTTTTTTGATAACGGATTCAATCGTTTAGGCGTCGGCACGGTTACACCCGCCTATGAGCTAGAAGTTACATCTACAGGTGAAGCAGACATTCAAATTGACTCTGCCAGCACTTATGACGCAGCGTTGCGTTTTGCGGAAAACGGCACCAATGCCTTTACTATTTATCACGACGCATCAGATTCTGCCCTGGTAATTTACGACAACACAAATACAACCGAACGCCTCCGCATCACATCGGACGGGAAATTAGGTCTGGGGACTAGTAGCCCTGGTTTTAAGTTAACTATTGAGGATGCTACGACACCCAGAATCCGCATCGGCGATGGTACCCGCCATTTGAATGTTGATGGCGGCTCCGCCACTCAAAACGCAGCTATAGGAACAGATTACGCGGGATCTTTTGGTATTTACACGAATGGGGCCGCAAATACACGATTACATGTTACCTCGGCAGGTAACGTAGGGATTGGCACTACCAGCCCTGGTTCGCCTCTCACAATCGAGAGCAATGCTGGCAACCAAGTCAAAATCACATATCCATCGATTGCTTCATACTTTCTAAATGCAACATCTGGCGGTGACTTTGCAATCAATAAAGATGGCACAGAACGCGCCCGCATCGACAGCTCCGGCAGGCTCTTAATTGGCACGTCTACTGCCAAGAGCGGCACTAGATCACAGTACTCAAAATTTACCGTTCAAGGTAACAACCAGAGCACTGGCGATGGTGCTCAAATAAATCTTGCCAATAACACAAACGCGCCTAGCCTTAACACCGGCGATACTCTTGGTCAGATTATCTTTACAGATAATGGTCCTGGTGAGTACGGCAAGATTGCCTGCCAAATGGATGGAGCTGGCGCTGGAACGAATGACTATCCAGGCAGGCTAGTGTTCTCCACTACCGCCGACGGGGCGAGTTCTCCGACGGAGCGGATGAGGATTGGGAGCAACGGTGCCATTTCACTTTCACCAAGCGGCACAACAAGAGGAGTTATTATCGGCAATGCTTTTTACGATCCTGTTAACGCAGCCGGAATACAGATTGCTAATTCAACTGGAACAGGACGTTCTCTGTCGGCAGTAAATGGTTCCGGCGCTCTGCAGGATAACTACATGAATCTTGGTGACCCTGCCACAAGGTGGGGCACTGTCTATGCAGCTACTGGCACCATCAACACTTCTGACGCAAACTTAAAGCAGGACGTTGAAGATCTTGATACGGCAGAGCTTAATGTGGCTAATGCTATTAAAGGATTGATCAAAAAGTTCCGCTTTGTTGATGCTGTTGCTGAAAAAGGAAGCGATGCTCGCATCCATGTTGGCGTGATTGCCCAGGAAGTTGAACAAGCGTTTGTGGACGAGGGCCTTGATCCGCGCCGCTACGGCTTGTTCTGCGAGGACACGCTGAAGGATGGCAGCAAGCGACTTGGCATCCGATACGACGAGCTACTGGCTTTTGTTGTCGCTGCTCTGTAGTAGCCCCCTTCTATTCTCGCCCTGACTTAAATGTAGTAATGTGGTGGAGCGGCGAGTTTTCATCTCCCGCTCCTGACCACAGTTTTACAGAAACCATGACCCAACAAGATTACGACAACGATCTCGTCTTTCGCACAAATGGAGAAGAGCGCTTTCGTTTCGACGGAAATGGACCATGGAAAAGTGCAACTCCTTCTCAAAAGCTTGAGATCAAAAACAAGTGGGAGCCTAACTCCATCATCTTTAATACAAAAGACGTCAATGAAATCGCTAAGTTCACCAACGAAGGCTTCTACTACAAAGGTGAATTTATTGAAGATGCCGGAGAGGTGTATCGCCTGCTGAAGGAAGTGCTGGGCCAGATGAAGAGTGAGCAAAGTCAGTAGTCATTCGCAATGCAAACACTCGATCAACACAATCAGCAGGCGCTAAGCGCGTTTCAATTAAGCACTCAGCCTCGCCACAACGGGATTTCCTGCCCTGAATGCCAACACGAGTTGATGGATTCCAACCCATCAGTTTGTCTTGCAAGTTGGCCGCCGCAGTACAGCGTGCATTGCCCAAGCTGCGGTTACACCGGCAGTCGCTATTGATTCAAGCCTGCTCTCACCTTGGCCGATTAAAGCTTGGCATTGCGCACAGACGGAGACCCGATGGCACTATGCAGGAATACAAAAGTCCTGTACTATGACAGATGAAAGCTTTTTCTCTTTCATGACTGACACAACTTACACCTGGCGCGTTGCAAACATGGAGCGCGAAACAGACGATGGATACGTTTTCACGGTTCATTATACCGTTGAAGGCAAAAGCGCTGATGGCGTTTATGCTGCTGGCGCATATGGAAGTCTTGGACTTGAGCGTCCAGAAGGGGAACTCATTCCCTATTCGGAACTCAAGGAAGATGTTGTTGTCGCCTGGGTATTGCAAAAACTTGGCGATGAAAAAGTTCTCGAAATTCACGCTGCATTAACTGCTCAAATTGAAGAACAGCGTCATCCATCAAAAGCTGCAGGACTTCCTTGGAATTCCTGATCGCTGTCTAAGCTGCAGTCGGGGTGTGCTCAGTGCGCAGCGCACCCTTTGTACGCAAAACACGTCTGTAGAAATGAAAAAATCAAAAAAGCTGACAACGGCACAAAAGTATGCAGCCCTTAAGCGCCAGACAGAAAATGCTGGCATGAGCGTGCGAGAAGAAAAAGGGGAGCTAGTTGTTCGTCGTAAGTCCCAAAAGCGCAAAAGCAAGAAAAATGACTATCGTTAGTCCTGTCACCCAATGGTAGCTAGCGATGGCCGTAAAAGCAAAAACTGGCACTGCCGGTGTCAGCCATCAGTCTGGTCGCCCAAAAACAACAAGTCAGGGTTACGGTCAGCACTCACGCCCACGCCGACGTGGCAAGAAAAAACTGGTTGGGCAAGGGCGCTAAAGTAATTCCATGGCTATCTCACCTGGTACCTACAACATCAGCCTGCAGCGCCGGGCGGACTACAGCATCACGCTGCAATTCAAAGACAGCAATGATGCTGCCATCAACCTAACCGGCTGGACCGTCGCAGCGCAGGTGTGGAATCAAGGGCGTACCACTAAATACGCTGATTTCGCCATTACCTACACCAACCGCAGCACCGGAACAGTCGCTATTGCTTTAACCGACGATCAAACTGCAACATTTCCAAATGAAGTGTACTACGACGTACTACTCACCAACCCAAGTGGGTTAAAAGAGTATTACTTAGAGGGCACTATTTACGTTAGTGAGGGCTATACCGGATGACAAGTGTAAATGTTACTTCTGTATTCAATACAGTCACAGTAGTTGAAAACGGTAGCAGCACTGTTGTGACCGTACCTGTTGCTAGCACGGTTACCGCAATCACACAAGGTCCGCAGGGGCCTGCAGGCGCTGGTGCGTACATTCACGAACAAACAAGCGCATCGACAACTTGGGTAATTAACCACAATCTGGGTTTTAAGCCGTCTGTCGAAGTGTTAGATAGCGGAAGTCAAGAAATTGATGGTGAAGTGTCTCATCCAAGCGTCAACCAAACCGTTGTTATACTGAATCCAGCATCCGCAGGCTTTGCTCGCCTGACCTGACATGGCTCGCAAGTTTTTTGCTGACATCGACCTGCAGAGCGCATCGAAGGTCGTCAATGTTCCGTCACCTAGTGCTGCTGGCGATGCAGTGCCCAAGTCTTACGTTGACTCGTTGGTTGAGGGGCTGGCATGGAAAGATAGCTGCCGTGTGGCAACACAGGCAAACCTGAACCTTTCGAGCCCTGGCTCGACAATCAACGGCATCACGATGTCGTCACAGGATCGCGTGTTGGTGCAAGCGCAGAGCACAGCATCCGAAAACGGCATCTACGTCTGGAACGGATCTGCCGTTGCCATGACACGATCGCTGGACGCCAGTACCTTTGCAGAACTGGAGCAAGCCGTTACCACCGTAGAGGAAGGCACCAGCGCTGGCGCCACCTACCGACAGGATCAAGTCAACGGCACTATTGACAGCAGCACGGTCAACTGGACGACCTTTGGCACGTCTGCACCTGCTGCCAGTGAGACCACTGCAGGTATTGCCGAACTTGCCACACAAGCCGAGGTTGACGCTGGTGCTGATGATCTTCGTATCGTCACACCTCTAAAGCTGGCTACATGGTCTGGCCGCATTAGGAAGTACAGCACCAATATTGGTGACGGCAGCGCCACTAGCTATACGATTACGCATAGCCTTAATACCCGTGATGTGATCATCCGCGTGTTCCCAAACTCCGGCAACTATGACGACGTTGAAGTAGACGTGCACCGCCCTAGCACGACCACAGCGACGCTGGTGTTTGCAACTGCTCCGGCTAGCAATGCTTACCGCGTAGTGGTAATTGGCTGATGAGTCGCAACTTTTTAACGCCGGTAGCTCTCCCCGCTGGGACTGCTAGCGCTGCGCCATTAACATTCCAATCGGGCACTAATCTAAGTTCGCCTTTAGGGGGCTCTTTAGAATTTGACGGCACAGTCTTTTACAGCACTCCTGCGGCCAGAGGTATAGCGCCATCTGTAATGGTGTATCGCCTTAACGCTGATCTTGCCGGTGCCAATGGTACGGCGTCACAAAGTTTGTTTGGCGTGGGAGTATCTTTGCAAGCCAATACAGTTTATGCCATGCAAATGGTATTTACATTAGCTAAAACTGCAGGGACCACTTCTCATTCAGTTGGATTTAGTTTTGATGGTGGTACAGCCACGTTTAATAACATGCACGTACACGGTACATATCAAAACCTTCAAGGCGCTCCACCTACTACAAATAATTTGGTCACTGGTACTCTTAGTTATGGCATACATACAACCACTGCTCTAATAAATTACACAAGTGGAGTTGCCGGCGCAGTTCGCACTCAAACGGGGATATTTAATGGCACATTTAGCGTGAATGCTGCAGGCACTTTTAATCCTCAGTACAAGCTATCTGCTGCGCCAGGCGGCGCATATAGCACTCTTGCTGGATCCCATATAAGTATCTGGCCAATAGGGACTGCCGGCTCCAATACCTCAGTGGGACCGTGGACATAAATCGCAACCATCACAACAAGAAAAAATTAATCGGTCAAGGTACTAACCTATAAAAAGGTTGGCATTGCGCCTTGCAACGATCCATTGTAATTGAGATTAAATCGCCTTGGTCTGATCAATGAGCACGATTCAACTGCGTGATGTTGCTAAGCATTTCAAGTAGCTACCGCATTAGCTAGCAGCGTGGGGCTGGCTGCAGAAGCGTGTTGATCACAAAGCTGGCTGCCCTAAGACGACTTCCCAAGGTTATGGTCAACACTTGCGACCACGCCGTCACGGCGAAAAGAAACTGAGAGGCCAGAGTCGCTAACCTTCAAAAAAATGCCCTAGAGCCGTGGCAGAGGACGACCCGAACGAGTCACGAACCCCGTTTAGCTGGAAGGGCGTAGAAGAACAAGTAGCAGCCGGGCTGATCCTGATGGCAACATGCGGGATTGGGTTTATTGCATTTACGGTTCCACAGCGGCTTGATCTCATTCTTGAAAGATTGACAGCGGTTTCACAAAGAGTTGCAGTATTAGAAGAACGTGTTGATCGCGTTGAAGATAACGTTGAAGACCTAAGACTAAAGACTCGTCACATGTGGAAATAATGCCAAGTTGGTTGCAGCGATCAATAATGACAATTTCTGCTGTTATCGCCGTAACAGCACTTGTTCAGTGGGGCGCCTGTCGTTTTTATACGCTTCCGACAGCTTGGCCTTGGTATGCGAAATATGTAGGCACAGAGCAAGGGGCGCGAATTGATATAACTCCTTTGGGTTGCAACGATGCAGACAACAGAACGATTACAGTTTTGATGACAGTGCTAACTACTCTTATCTCGCTAAGTCGCAATGCTGAGTAAGCTGAAGCGAGGTATTTTTTAAGACAATGAAAGGCCTTCTCGTACAACTCGCAAAGATTCTGCTAAAGCTCGCACTTGACAAAGCAGTTAGAGAGGCATTGCCGGTCATTTACGAAAAACTTGATATTTCAGTACCTGTTGCAATCGTCAATGGCGCACCGCCCGCTGTTATCGAATCTGAAATCACGTATCTTGCGAAAAAATTCACAAGAGATACGGTTCCCGATAGCACGATTGAAGCACTAGCATTGCTTTACAACCCCATCAAAAACGCTGTTCGCACACAGCGCAGGCAACGATGAGTGATTTTCTTAACGCCGCACGTTTCACTGACAAGAGCAACAGACTGCCGCATCAAGACGCTGCTTGGCGATGGGCCTGGGAGCGTCTGAGCGAGGATGAGCGCAAGCAATTCTTTGAGATGTTTCGAGCTGCGCCCGAACCTAAGGAGCCGCTCCCTGCGCCCTGGCTAGCTCCTGCGCTGCAGATCATCAAGACCTGGGAGGGTTGCCGCCTGGAGGCTTACCGATGCCCAGCGGGCGTCCCCACGATCGGGTACGGGGCTACTCGCATGATCGACGGCCCAGTGCGAATGGGCGACAAGATCACACAGGAAATGGCAGAAGAGCTGCTAGAAAATCAAGTTGTTAATTTATTCGCACCTGGACTTTTTTCACTTCTCCCAATGATGAAGAAGTGGAAGCCGAATCAACAGGCGGCACTGATAAGCTGGGCTTTCAATATAGGACTTGGTGCAGCAGAAGAATCTACACTTTGCAAACGAATCCTTGCCTCAGAAGATCCGACAAAAGTAGTCATCGAAGAACTGCCTCGCTGGAATAAAGCCGACGGCAAAGTTCTTGAAGGACTTGTTAGAAGAAGAAGGGCGGAAGTTGATCTATTCACTGGGTCAACGCAGGCGGCAATCAAAGATGAAACAACCGTCAGTCCAGTTAAAGTTACTCCCTCTAGCCCATTCGCAACTCGCCTAACAGCGCACGTACAACTTGGTGAATTTGCGCTCTGGCAAGAAGAGCGTCGTTTTGCGCATCAATATCAAGTTGATACAGCAGCAGAGCTTGCAGCGTTTCTAGAGCGTGTTCGTGTTGCTTTTGGAAATAAAGCGATCATCATCACAAGCGGTTATAGATCTCCCGCAATTAATAAATCAGTTGGCGGAGCAAGTTCGTCTGAGCATTTGTTTGATGCGCCCGGCGTTGGAGCCGTTGATTTTTACGTCAAAGACGCAGACATTAAAGCCATCGAGAATTGGTGCGATAAAAATTGGCCTTTTTCAGTTGGGTACGGAGCTGTAAAAGGATTCGTACACATCGGAACTAGAAAAGGGCGCCCTCGCGTACGCTGGGATTATAATTAAAGCCAAGTCCAAGTTCTTTGAGATTTAATATTTGATATTGTAGTTCTACTTACACCATAGTCAATTGCTATTTCTTTTTGTGACCTTACGTCTTTGCGTATGGCAATAACGTCTTGTTCTGTGAGCTTTGCTTGGCCATGCTTGGAGCCTCTTGAGTTTGTGCCATGACGTCTAGCGTCTTCGTAGTTTTCTTTGCAAGTATCCCATCGTAAGTTTATTAATCGGTTGTCAGCTCTGTTGCCATTAATGTGACAGGCTTGATAGTCTTTGCTTGGGCGAAATCCAGCAAAAGCTTCTAGAACCAAAGCATGACCATAAAACATTTTTTTATCACCACGTCTAGAAAGCAGATACAAAACATAGCCAATACACTTGTTCGGCTTGCTGCTTAATTCTTTGTATCTTATCAAACTAAAAACTCTTCCTTGATCCGAAACCTCATACAGCCCTTCGTAGCCGACAACAGGCTTCCATTGCTCTAAAATACTGGTCATCAGCTCAGTCCTTGTGAGTTGGTCACGCTTCAGGGGTTGCAGCCCGCTGAAGCACACCCATGCTATCACCAAAATCAGCAGGTTCTAAGCTCTTTTCTTACTTTTAGCAAAAGCGCACATCTGTTAAGCCCATTCTGTTCTATCTTCTGCAATCTTCCACGCGACAACCCAGTCGCCTCGCATATATCCTTCCAGGGCGTTGGTGGATCTTTTGCGCGTTCAAGTACAACCATTTTTGTCATCTCATCTAAATAGCTTTCTATCGCCGCGTACGCATCTTCAATATTTGCGCGATTTTCTGCGTCTTCAATTGTATTTGAGTTTTTCTCATCCGCAATAATTTCAATCAAAAACGAACTATCCTCTGATTCATTCGCCTTTCTGTCGAGACTTGTTAGTGCGCGTGGCGCGTTGGTTGCAATTTGTATTTCATCTGGTGTTAGATTTGAGTGCTCAGACAACTCTTCAAGTGTCGGCTCGCGTCCAAATTGCTTGCTAAATTCTTCAACTGTTTTCCTTATTTTGAATGTTGAATCATGTATTCCGATCGGGAGGCGAATTGTTAGATCAATGCACTGCATGGATCTTTGTATCGCCTGCCTGATCCACCAGTAAGCATAAGTGCTCATCGCGTATCCACGAGTCGGATCAAATTTTTCAACAGCTCGCGCTAGTCCGACATTACCTTCTTGCACGAGATCCATAAGATCAAGCGTCGTGCAACGATTTGTGTATTTTCTAGCAATATTAACGACTAATCTTAAGTTGCACTTAATAAATTTTTCTCTCGCCCTTTTTCCGATTCTTGCAATTTTTTTCTCTTCTTCTGTGTATGTTGATTCGTCTTTGTCGCGTATCAGCATCCATGCCTGCACCTGCGTGCCAAGCATCACCTCCTGCGCTTTCGTGAGCAGGGGATAGCGTCCTATCTCATTGAGGTAGGTCTGTGTTGCATCACGTGTCATCGTCGTTTGAAGTGCCCTGTGAGACTTGCAGGCAGTGCAGTTTCCATTGCGCTTGCCATTCCTGTGCATGATCCCACACCATCCCGATTCCGTAAACACGCCATTTCCAATTGTTTTCTTTGGATGGCGCTTCGAGATAAGGCTTGTTACCGTCAGTCATAACTACTCTTTGAAAATGATGTCATCACCAAGCTACCGTCCTGAGGATCAGTTTCAAGAGCGACTAAATTCTGAACGTCTTAAGGAATTGTTTAGCCACAGGGACTACCAAGGACTACTCGACTTCGCATTACTTCTCAATCATCAGGCGTCGTTCAACAACAGTCGAGCCGTTTGGGCGATAGGGGAGGCGATGAAAAACATGAGCGCAGAGTTCTCGCTTGATAAATATCAAAAAATGATTGACGATCTCGCCTAATTACACCCAGATGCTCTGACGCACTGTTTCGCTGTTGTTATAGTTTCCCTTGACGGCGTAACTAACGAGCGGTGCGTCTGACATGCGCTGAAAAACAACTTGTCCAATCAAAAGGCCTGGATATAGAGGAATTGGATGAATTTGCCTGATGTTATGAAGCTCAAGCGTTAGGCGACTTCCGTGAAAGCCAGGGTCAATGTAAGCACTAAGCGCATGAGAATATCCTTCACGCCCACGGCTTGACTTAAGTGCAAACTGCCCAGCAATATCTTCAGGCATGTTGAAGATCTCTTCTGTGCAGGCGAGGCAAAATTGCCCTGCTCGCAACAACCAAGGGTTTTCTTTCGTAAAGCCAGAGAGTGGTGTGGCAATGAATGAATCTGTCGCAACGGATTCAATCATGATCTGATTCCCAAGTCGCACGTCATAGCTTGCTGGGTTGAGCTGCTCTGATCTATATGGCAGCATCATGGCCCGCTCTTTACACAGGCGCTCGATTTCGTGATCGCAGAGAATGCTCATCTGTCAGGGCGCAAGTTTTGCTTTGTGAAGGCGTGTCTCTTTGTACCAATTTGCAATTTCTGGTGCCCAACTCTCAAAATGAGGCAGCATCATATCGCAGAGGGCTCTGATCTCATCTTGTGCATCAGCTTTGGCGCGCAGATCAAGAAAGTGCATCAATGCCCGTAGTGAAAAGCTCACCACAAAGTGCTGGCGGAAATCAAATGGAATCAGTCCCCTTGCGTGCTCCTCCGCGCGACCACTATCGACAGCAAGCTTGTAGCGAACCGCTGAGTCGATACAAATGATTCGATCAACTTTACGTTGATCTTCTGTATATTCGTAAGACTTGCCCTGACGATCGCGATAAGTGCCAACGGGGCGCAAGTAAAAAACTTCTTCAATATCCCGCTTGCTTGTTACTGCGTCAATGATTCGCTGCCCTGTATAACGCCCGGACTGCACATCAAAACTCAAGCCAACACGATGCGTGCGGGCTTGTTGCATAACACTATGCGGAAACCAGCCGACATTGAACGTGATCGCCGGGTGCTCCAGTGGGCCATAGTGCCCGCGCTCACCTTTTAGTAAGTGGCGCACGACAATCTCTCCCGCTTCTTTTTCTTCTGGCGAAGTTTCATGAAAGACAAACTCTTCGCTGTAGTCTTGGTGCATCGCGTACCAACACAGCGACTGAGGATTGGGCGTGCAGCTTAATACCTTGACCGTGAAGTACTCATCTTTGATGGCTTCTTTCATTTGTTGCTCTCATTTATCTTTGATAGCACAAACGCCGCAAAAGCAACATGCGAAGCAGCTGATTGCTTATTTGCGGGCGCATTGGGATAAGAACCCTCCCAGTATTCGCGGAAAAGCTGTTCAAGATTGTCAAGATCAAGCATCGTTTTGCTCCTTGTTCATGTACTTTTCGGCCAGCCCAGTGTACAAAGCGTGCATCGGATGACGCTTGCTGCCGCGCCCATCCTTTTTGTACCAACTATCTAAGCGCTCCTGTTTCTGCTGCTCCTCAACGTGATTGATCATTGTGTTGTGAACGATGTTTGTTGATCCAGTGAGCAGCTTGTGCGCATCGCCACCCATAGCAGGCGGCAGCACGTACAAGAGCTCTCAGGTTGGCTCTCAGGGTTGCCTCTGAGTTCCAGACGGCATCAATGATGGCATCTGTTTCAGCGTCTGTCATCCGGGCTTAGCAGAACTGCCTGACCGTAATAAGGCGCCAGCCAAGATTTCATCAAAAGATCGTTGGCCTCATACTTTGAACGCGCCCAGCAAACATGATAAATGTTTAAAACTGGGAAATGAAAAAAATAGCGTCTCATTGCACAAGGTCAAGCAGGTTTGGCTTTTGATAGCTCGGCCCTTTCATTACTTTTCCCGCCTCGTTTCTAATTGGTTTGCCAGAGTCATCCAGCTTGCTCATGTTGCTATCAAAAACGCGTTGCATCGCCTCGTCAAGATCCCAGCCCATATTCTCTGCTGCTTGATAGCAGACAAAAACCAAATCGCTCAACTCTTTCAATAAGTCGGCGTGAGTGGAAATATCGCTTCCCTTGAAGCCTTCAAAAGCTTCAATGACTTCAGTGTATTCTTCAATGATCAATTTAATTTGAAGATTGTACTGAAGACTTCCTCGTTGATTGTCGCTTTTGACTTCAAATGCTTTTCGCCACTGACGAGCCTGTTCTTGCAGTTGTCCCATGTTGATAGAGAAAGAAAAAGCCCTGCCGAAGCAGGGCGTGAACAGTGATGCGTTGATCAGAGATCGAGATCGTCTTCTTCGACTTCAGCAGCAGCGTCAGCGTCAGTACAAGGGGTCAGGATGATCTTGCCTTCCTCTGCGCTCACCTGAACCTTGCTGCCAGGGGCAAAGCCGGCGATGGCGCTGTGGCGAGCACCCACGACGCAGTTGCCGGTCTTGCCCACGGTGACGATGGGAGCGCGGCCCTTGCGGGAGCTGTAAGCGCGACGAGCAGAGGGAATCACGATGCCAGTAGAGGCTTCGGTGATGGCCTTGAAGAACTCGTTCTTGTGAATGCGGGTCTGGGTTTCCCCAGTCTCCGCATCAGTGATCTTGGTGTAGTAACCGGCGCCAAAGGCCAGTTCATCACCAGCAACGCCTTGATTGGCTTGTACGTAGTCAAGCAGTTCTTGGCCTACCTTACGCTCGCCGCCAACTTTGACTTTGGTGGACTTGGTGGCTTGAGCAGCTTCGGGGGCGGCGGCTTCAACAGACATTTCAGAATCAGTTTCGATGGGATCAAGGACAGCAGTATCTGCGTCCCGTTTTTTGCGTGCCATGACGGCGTGGGTGGTTGACTTATGCAAGTTACCACGTTGCGCGGCTTCTTGCAAGAGTGCGTTACGGCTTGAGTGCAAGCATCATTGCCGTAGCGGCTTCTTGATCAAGGCGTGACACCTTGACGTGAACCCCAGGGCCGTCAGACGGATCGCAAAACAGCTTCATGGAAGAAGCTGCAACGATCAAAGCGTCGTCATCATAACAGATTTTTGTCAACGCATCACCACACGCCCTGAGCAGCTTGTCTGCATCGCCCTTATTTGAATGAAACAAAGGGGCGCTGCGCTTAAGTGCGCCCTTACTGTCAAAATGAATCTTTGGGCGAGGCATGTAAAATAACAGTGACAATACAAATAACCCTTTCGTCTCCCAATTTGCAGGGCGCATCAGTGTTGCCACGCGCCCCACGGAAGCCCTCCAGGCGTAGAGCCCCTTGGATTGCTCAGTCATGGCTACAGCAACGCGCTGACGGCCCTCTCTGTCGGTGTAGACGCGCCCAAAAGCATTCTTCGAGCCCTGTGTCTCGGGCTTGCCAGCGACAAAAAACGAATAGGACTGAATTGAATACTGCTCAAGTGTTGTCAACAAGTTTGCCGTCATCAATCCCTTTGTCGCGCTTGTAGATTTCTATGAGCTTAGCGATCAAAATACGTCGATTCAACCTGCTTAGCTTCACACTTAGCTTTTCCGCCAGCTCTTCTGTCTGCTTTGCTGTTGGGTTGTTGTAAAGCGAAAGAGGGCGAACTGTGCGTTTTCGCTCCCAAATCGTCAGATCCTCTGCGCAATCAAAAATGTCTTTGTATTTTTTCCCTGCGCCCACCTCCTGCAAGAGCTGTGGATATTGATTGTAAATTCTTTCGAGAATTTGCAATCTTCTGTATCTGTCTGGATTCTTTTTTCTGTATCGCTTTTGAATGTAATACTTGATGCGCATATATTCAAAGAATTCTTGAGGGAAATCAAAACCCTCGTGTTGCTCGCCCAACCACTTTGCAAATCTCGATGCGCACTGTGACTGAGTTTTATCTTTGATTGCAGCTTTTGCGCAATTAGCAAGAAACGTTGCAAGTGTCGCTTTCTTGATTCCCAGTCCATGATGAAAGTTAAATATAAAATCTTTCACCCCGCCCATCTTTATTTCTCTGTTATCAAACGTTCTATATCCAAGATAGAATTTATTATCAATAATCTTCCACATCGTAGTGAAAAATAATTCTCCGTCGCCCCCATTGATTACCGCGCCCAAATGAAGACGCGCATCGGCAACAAGGCGTGCGCCGTAAAAAATATCACTGCGATCTTTTAACATCGTGTTATTGAGCGATCAGCGTATTAAGCGTTGCGCGGAAATCATGAATTGTTCCACTGTTCTCAACGACTTGATCAAATCCATCCCAATCGTCAAGCCCACCTTCTGACTGATGCGACCCTGCATTGATCACAGAAGGTCGAACAATTTTCCACATTTCGCCCCCAATCTTTTTGATCATTTCTGCTTCGTTTTGAAAACGAACATCATCAACAACAATTCTGCAGTCTTTATCACGAAAGCATGAAGACACGCGGTGCATCATGCAGTCGATCCAAATGCTCCGAGAAATGCACTCGCGCCCCCACTCTGTTCCAAGAGTTTGCAGTACATGACGAGGAGTTGTATTGATTTCCTGAACGAGCTTTTCCTTTTGCCCCCAAACCAGTGACATCGCCTGTTCTCTTGTGTAGCCAAGCGAAATAAAAAATTCTGTTCCCATGCGCTTGATGGGTTCTGCAAAGCTCATTGTGCGATAGCCCTGCTGCGCCAGCACGTTCGCCGCAAGTGATTTTCCTGACTGAGCGGCGGGACTGTAAAACCCAATGAGTCTGTTCACTGTAATTTGCTGTCGCTATCGAATGATACAAGAAAACCCCCTTTCGGAGGCTTTCAAGTCTTGGGCTTACAAGCTATTCACCTTGACAAGGCCCAGAACCCACATGCGGGGGCGGTACCGCCTTGTTCCCTGATGAGACCCCTTGACGTTGCGTGCGCTGGTGCTTTACAGGCCTACCGCTTGGCCCGAGCAGTAGAAGCGTTGGCGCGGGGGAGGTGAATCAGTCCGGTTTCAGTGGGATCAGACCGTGCTCCGCCAAGCGATCAGAACGGCATTTCGTCTTCTGCAGGGGCTTGAGAGCGAGATGGCATCTCTTGACCTTGACGCTCAGGGATCGTGAAGTCAGTTGCATCCATGTAGATAGCAACGTAGTCAGTGCCGTCTTTTTTCTTTTTGGGTGAGACGGTTTTCACGCTTCCAACAAGAGTCACCTGGCGCCCGTCTTCCATGAACTTAGTGACGGTTTCAATCTTTTTGCCGTAGAAAGTGGCGTTGACGAAGTGAGTCTGTTTTCCGTTGGTAGTTTTAGAGCGGATACTGACAACGGCAGTTTTGCCGTAGTCGCCATCTTTTACTTGAACTTCGCCGGTCACATAACCGCTAGCAACAAGAGTGAGCATCAGAGTTCAGGCTCAATGAGCCTTGGAAATTGGGTGTTTTCGAGTGAGCAGTAAGCTTTGTAACGCTCGATAAATTCTTGCGCACAAGCTTTCAGCTCTTGCTTGTTCAGGACGTGAACGTGAGGTTCGCGCCAGTCGTAGCAAACACAGATTACACCCTGAGTTATCTCATTGTCAAGTTCGCCTCGCTTTACAGCAAGATTGTGAGCAAGCGCATATGCGGCGATCTGCACTTCAGCACTTTTGTAGTGCGACATTGATTTTGCTTTTTTCTTGACGCCTTCTTCTTTGTAGGAGCGCACTGTTTTCCAGTCCCAGATGCTGTACTGACCGTCCCAATGCAAGCGCAAGTCGGCAGTGCCTGCATAGCCAAGATGACAGTAAAGAGCTTCTTCCATCAAAAAAGATGGAGCGCTGACTTCATTCTTGAAGTTTTCCTTTTTGATTAAATCAAGAACTGGCGACAGATGGGTGATGTATTCGTGAATGTTGTAATCCATAATTTCATCCATCGTCGCGTGATCCATTTTATGTTTTTCTGCATCTTTCATGAACGACATTTCTACTTCAGCGTGAATGATCGTTCCCCTGCGCTGCGCCCGTTGCATAATGTCTTCCCAGTTGGGCTCCATCTGTCGCCAGATTTCAAGACCCTTTATTTTGTTTGGATCGAACAGTTCTGATGTCCTACCCAGAACAGAGCTGACAGAAACGTATTCGTGATCGTCCTTGACGTAGAAGCCCGATTTAGGATGCGCCATGTTTTCTGATTAAAGAGAGGAGTTTGAGAGCAGGAAGTCAGCCGCCTGCCAATGCCCATTATCTCGCAAGTAAACGATAATTGCAAGCAGTGCGCGTTTTGATTCCGCCTCCCACTCCTCAGGCGCTCGATCGTTGATGATCGGGGAAATAGCGAGACAGAGTTCGTGCTCAAGCTTTGTCATGTTTCTGTAAAAGAGATGGAAGCACTCGATCAAATACTTTTTTCCAGTTTATGATTGCTGCGTGACCTTCGTGAATTGTTCTCACTTCGCCTGGTTCTGCAAGAATTTCTGCAAGCTGCACCGTTTTGTATCTGTGTCCGCAAAACTCACACTGCCTGTATCTATAAAAATCTCCACTTGCAGTTCTGAGCGAACTTGTAACCTTTGTGATCAATGCGTTGCATTTTGGGCAGGGCAGAGAGGCTTTGTTGAGTGGCACGAGGTAGGTGAGTTGGTTGAAGTTCTAATTTGAGGGAAATTAGAAGTTGACTTGGATTTGAGGGGGTGATTAAGGGGCTGAGCTGCAGCGGATGATGTGAATCAGGATCGCAACACCACCTGAAAGCCAAACAAACCATATGGCTGCCCAATAAGGAGGCCGAGAATAATGCTTGTTCATGAAACAACGAAGTGGGTCTGACTACTGGATTTAAGAGCGCAACCTGGCTAGCAGGTCTGCCGTTTTCTCAGCCAGCTTGCAGTAGCTGGTGCCCTCATCACTGGAAACGATGTGTGGGCAAATGGAGTCGGGTTGCTCAATCCAGTTGCCGAGAGCCTGTTGCAGAGCTGTGAATTCTTTCCAGGTCATGGAAAGGGACTGGTGGCCTCGGCTTAGATGAATGTCAAAACCTTCAGCATTTGTCCATTCTGTGACTTCGAGGAAATCATCACCCTTTCTATCAATGTTGTAGTTCTTGAGTTCGACAAAGCGGCATGTGCGCTGGGATTCTTTCATGGCGTTAGTGGGCTTCAAGTTCATCAGCGATGGCGAGAAATTCTTGCCTTATGTCATTTGCTTTACTGAACAAAGCCCAGGCGTAGCCGTAGTCAATTGTTGGCCCTACAGAGTCTTCTGTTGGTTCTGGTTGCCAAGGCACCACCTGATCCGCAGCAGCGCGAAGGGCGGCGGCAAGACAACCTTGTCCGGTATGGCTGGAGCGAAAGGCATCCAGCACTGCTCGTGTGACGGGTGAAAGTTCAGACATAGAAGTTGATCGGACTACTGGTGTTGCTTAAAAACAAGCACGGCTGACAAAGAATGTACTCACCAAGCTCATGATGCACAAAAAACAGTAGTGATGTTGACTAATCGGGCAGGGAATCAAGAGCGCGGCGGATGGCAGATGAGTCAAAACCAAGACCGTGAGTAGAGGCATCCACTTTCAAAAGGTCCAACGCTTGTAGCGCCTGCTCCTTCAAGCTCGGCGGCTTGGGGCGGCGGGCGGCGCGGAGATAATCCGCGTAGTGTTTGTCGTAACCAGGCAGGCTGCTGTGGAGCCACTCACAACACGCCTCCAGCTCCTGATCAGCGCCCCAGCGGGCGGCTTGGGTGCAGATGAGCTGCTCGTAGTTCGCCGGATAAGCTCCGATGCAGTCTTGCGAGCGGGTGTTCTCCAGCCACTGCTCCACCAGCTCAGGCGGCGGAGTGATCGGGTGTTCTTGACTCATTGTTGAACCTCGTAGTGTGTAGATCTAATTAGAAAAAGATTCAAGAGTCGAAATTCGCTCTTCAAGGCTGGCGATGAGCTTGCTGGCGATCCAAGAGGAAGCGCATGTGTCGGGCTCATGCGGCCCGTAGACATTTACGCCCATCATCTCATCAATTTGACGAGCACGATTTAACACCGCTTTGGAACAGTTATTCAAATAAGGATCGTCTGCTGGCAATACTTTTGGCTCGGGTCTAGTGCGGCGGGCGGCGAGAAGATCGTTCGCAAGATTATCCAAATTATGAACTCGTAGCCACGTTAGTAGCGCCTCCAACTCTTGATCAGCGCCGTACCTGGCGCTCCTTTCCATCAATTCCACGAATCTGTCGTACGCCATGGAAACCATTTGTAGGTAGCGACCAGCCTGTTCGGCAGTGACGTACTGTGGCTCGCAGCGCCATTGCTCTATCAACTCAAGCGAGGGAGTAATCGAATTGATGTCAGTCATCGGTTGTAAGCAGTGAAGGGCCGAGTTGCTCTAGAGCGCACAACATGCACCAAGTACCCTCATGACCAGTGATGTTGCTGCTAATCGTGTGTGGATGAGTGCCGTGCTTAGGGCAGATGACCTTCGGAGGTTGATAGACAACTTGGGTTTGATTGGCAATTCGAAGGTCTTGAGCTTGAAATTCTTTAGTCATTTTCTCTGTGGTCGCTAACTGTTTTGCATTCTTTTAAGTCGATAACGGTGACATAGCCTTCCCCGTGCTCTGTTTCCCAAGTACTCGGATGCGCCTTCGCTATAACTAGAGCGTCTTCAACCGTTTTACAGGTCTTGATTGGGTAAGAAGATACACCGCACTCGATGCAGCCAACCTGATAAACCAGAAAGCGTGCGGTCATTTTTCAATACCAAGTGTCGGGACAGGAAGACCGCCTTCGGTTGGAACGTAGATTGTGCGATTTCCTTTTTCGCTACCTTCTTGCAAACCTACAATATAAAGATATTGCAAATATCGCGGATTATCTTTCAGTGAATCCCCAATAATGCGATTAGCTTCTGCAACGCCTTTAGCGCGTTCAATTTCAGCATCTGCCTCAAGCGAGGCTGCATCTTTTTTCGCCTTTGCTTCAAGTACTCTTACCTGACGAGTGCTTTCTGCCTCCATCAATGAGGCCTTGCCAGCAAGGGTGCGGTTGTAAACACCTAATTGCGGAATGCCCCAAAGAAGAAGGGCAAGCACTGCAACGACTGGGGTGGCAAGAATAAATACAACGAGTGCGTCTTGTTTCATGATAATTGATTAGATTGACTGTTGCTTTGATTGATTGTTATTTCCAGCGCTCTTGTGTCGCTGGCTTTTCTTTTGCGTAGAACGCAAGAATTTCTTTGTAATTCTGCTCTACCCATTCACGAACTGCTCTGTTGGCAATTCCAGAAATACTCATGTCAGTCGCCTGAGACAACTGAACAATTTTGTCAAATACTGCCTGCGGGACAGTGAAAGTAATGCGATGAGCTGTCATTTGATCAGTCGTCTCCGAATGCGTCTTCAGCAGCTTTTGCAAGATCATCAATCGACTTGCTATTGATCTTGTCGCTGACGGGCTCAGGAATGATCTGTGCGCCCTTGCTGTTCTTGCCTTGATTGAACATCTTGATATGATCCTTGCCCACCGCTTTCAGTAGCGCCGTCGCTTTGTTTTCAGGGATTTCGGCGAGACTCAACGATTCAGTGATCGTGAGCACGGTTTTGATCCCGTATTGCGTGATGCCCAGATCCATCAGCTTGGTTTCAAGCTTTTCGTTGACAGAGGTGGGCGCAAAGGCAGCGCTGGCAGGAAGGCCGCCCGGTGTCTCATCGACGGGCTTGCGAGCTGCAGGAGCTGACTTGGGCGCAGAGGTGCCAGCATCGCTTCCCAGGACGGCATCCAGGGCGTCGTGCTCGACGATCTCCATGGCCGTCACCCAGAGGTAGCGACGGAGGTAGGTCTGCACAGCGCCCAAGTTTTGAATCTCGTGCGCCCCCTTGAGAGCGGCACTGGACATGGGGCTAGAGATCTCGATGCAGTCGTCAGGGTTGCTGCAGTCGGTGACGGTCAGCGTGGCTTCTTCTTTGCCGTAGCTGACAACACCTGACAGCTCGAGAGACAAAAAGATTTCTTGAACAGTAGGAAGGAAGTCCCCAAGTTCAAAGTAATTGTACCCAGCGAATTTGTTTTTACCGCTTTTTGAAAGCTTTTTGCCCTGAAGCGCGATACGCGCCTGCATGAGTTTCTGATGAACGGACATGCCGCCTTGTGTGTTGAACAGATGCAAGGTAGCATCAGATTGCATGAGCTGTCAACCCCCTTTAGCTGCAAAATGCCGACACGCGCCTCCACCTCCCTCAATCGCATCCTGCGAGTGACGGTGAATTTGCTTTTTGAGAAGGGCGAAAGCGTACAGGCAATTGCAAATTTGATGCAGGGATTTGTTGATAGAAGAATGATTCAAGAATGGTATGAAAAGTATTGCGAGATCAACGGAATTAGTACGGAAGAGAATTCATCTCACAAACATCTGACAAGAAAGATTCCTGTTGCGCCTATTGATTTTGAAAAAGTAACGCTTGATGAGTTTGAGAAAAGAAAAGAATCGAACTGGGATGACTTTTAGTTTTACACAGGTTTCTGTTCCGATAATTTTTTATAGTGCTTTTTCGCTGTCTCTTTTGCAAGCTCAAGCGTGCTTTCAACTGACGCAGGCTGTCTTGGGTGCGTATTCAACCATTGAAATGGCTGTGTTTTTTTAGCTTCTTCCCAGTCTGTGACTTTGATCACAGCAATCCCTCGCGTTGTCATCACCGCCCAGCCGTAGTGATGTGAAGTGTCATGTGCTTCCAAAAAAGCTTCGACGTATCCTGGCGCATTTAATTCGTCACGCAGCGTGAAGATTGATACCCAGTTCGGCGCCGGTGAGATCTTTGCGTTTGTCATAGCTATAAATAATTGAAGGCGCTAGAGCTTTTGCGATCATATCATTTAATTTGTTTTGAATCTTTGTTTTAATCTCCTCGTTACACACCGCTACAGCTTGGTCAAGTTTTGCGCACAGGCAGTTCACGTCTTTTCTGTAGTAGAGATGCACTCCAAACATGTACACTATTCTTTCGTTTTCTTTGACGCAAAAAATTGCATAATTTTCTTGCTTGATTCTGCTGTGATAATAGAATGCACAGTTGTGCATTATTTGCGCGTGCCTGTAAAGTTCTTCTGTTCCACTTGCGTAGCAAATTGAATAACGATCATCAATAAAATTATCTTGCAACTTTTTGCAAAATAGCATTGATGAATTGTTTTCTTTGAAGTAAAAATGAGTAAATGAATTCTTTCTTCGCTTTGGGGTTAGCTCAATTAGTGCATCATGTAACTCTCTGATTGAGTTGTATTGAATTTGCGAAAAATCAAATCCTTCATTCGCATTAAGTCTGTGCATCATTGAAAATGTATCATTGAGAATCATATTACTATAAAGCGCTGAAATGATTGCATCAATAGATAAGCGATCAAAAACTTTCATTTGCTTCGCTTTCAAATACTTTGCCCCGTACTCGTAATAAAGACCGTCCGAAAATATACGCTCTTGCCCAAAACGATCTAAATGCGCTTGCGACATTTTTTCAAGAAATTCTTGCGCATGATCTAGTGAGCGATTAATTCTTATGTACTTTGCAATTCGCAGCAATCCTTGCGCCATCAGTGGATTTTTCTTAATCGCACTGAATAGAACGCGCCTGCTCTTCTTTCCGTTTGTGCGCAAAATTGTTTTTACGGGATCGTCAAGCAGGAATTCACCAACAGAAATTTTACGCAGTGTTTCATCTGTAAATTCACGAGTGCCTGGGTAGCAGAGCTGCGTCATCAAAGAGAACGGGTCGTTACTCAGATAACGAGTCGAGATCCCATGACGCTTCAGAAAGCTGCGCAGAAAAGCAAGTAGGCGACGCTCCTGAGCCAAGTAGAGCCCACGATCAGGGTCTTTGTGCATGGGTTTTTTGCGATTACCCTCTTGCGCCCTGCAAAGCATTGCCAACTTGCTACGCATGTGATTTGGAGACGAAGTGCGAACTCCGACTTGGCGCCCAGCCAAGTTGTAAAAAATAAATCTTTTTTCACCAGATTTTAACGTTCTGATCTTGAGTTGATATTTGAAGTGATCATTAAAAACTGACCCACCCTCGTAGTCTTTCGATCTGTAGCGCGACGAAAAAGTAATTGAATTTTCATGTTCAAATGCAAAAAACGTATAACTTGAAGACGACATTTTTCCTTTTTCTGTCGCTTTCATGCCCTTGCGAAAAGATGCGATCTTCTTGCAGGAGATGTAGTTTTTCTTTTTCTGAGCAGGAATTTGATCAAGCATTGTCTGTTCTGCGTTGAGAGAGTGAGTGCGCATTCCGCAAAGTCTTGCGCACTATTGCTATTTTGTCAATACTTGGGCGCATCCTAGACAGACCTCTTCAAAGCTAGAAATCTCAGCAAGCGCATCGACTGCTGTTTTTTCTGCCTCAAAAATCGCATTCACGTGCGAGAGATAGTCAACGACATATCTTTTGTTTGCCGAGGCGTAAGCTAAAAGCTGTTCTGCTTGGGACTTGCATTTCTGAGCAATCAGCTTAAGATCTAACAGTTCATCGACTCTATACGCTTGCAAATTATCATTCAACTCGATAAATTTAATGGAAAGATCAATCGACTTTTTTCTTTGCAGGAATTCTTTCATGATGCGCACGCACTGAGCTCTGTACGCACGCTTGTCTTCATATTTCAAGAAGCGATAATTAAAATCATCGACAAGCGCAAAGCAGTGAGAGCTTCCCGCAAATCCAGACAGTGTTGAGCACAATGCAAATGTTTCTGCATTGACTTTTATTTTGTCGCCGACACGTAAATGCTGAGGGGGCGCAAAAGAATCTCCATCGTAGCAAAGTATAAATTCATCGTTCCACCTGCATTTGTCATCCGTGTTTCTATGACAGATTGGGCAGGGCGTGTTGCGAGAGGAATGATTCACTCTGCACGCTCCGTCATTGCATAAAATTCTTTGGCGAAGGAGATCTCACATGTTCCCGTCGCACCTTTTCTATTTTTGACAACGGCATACTCATAACGCATTGTGTCTTCGTTTTTGTCGTAATACCAAGGCCAGTAATTCATGATCACCATGTCGGCATCTTCTTCGATGCGCCCTGATTCACGAAGATCAGAAAGCATTGGTTTTTTGTCATTTCTCGATTCAACACCTCTGTTCAATTGGCAAACGGCAAGAATATCAACACCTGTTTGCAGTGCAACAGTTTTTAGTTTTCGTGTTGCTGCGCCGATTGCAAGTGCTCGTGTTTCAGCTTTTGTTGAATCAGAATCAAGATCCATCAATGTTAGGTAGTCAATGATCACAAGTGAAAGATCTTTATTTTTGCGCTTTTCTGTTTTGATTTTTGTTGCAACTTGAGTTGGCGACACGTTGTATGTATTTGTAAAGATAAAGTTCTCTGCAATGCGTTCGATTGGAATTGATCGAATCCGCTCCTCTTGCTCCTCATCTTTAATTTGCCTGATGATGTGCCCATAGCTAAGAGGTGTGCCACCTTTTTCTAAGCACATTAAATAATCAAGACATGACAACATGCGCTGACAGACTTCTTTGTCAGACATTTCAAGCGTGTAAAAAAGCACCTTGGAACCCTTTGTGGCGACATCGAGAGCCAAGTTCATGGCCCAGGTCGATTTGCCGCTGCCTGGGCGTCCTGCAACAACGATCAGGCGTCCGTCCGTCCCAAGTGTGGGATGGTTCAGGCCACCGCCAAGAGCACTGTTCAGGAAGCCAAAACGGGTGCGTAGGACACGATTTTCCTGCTTCGGACCAAGCAGCATTTCCTTGGCAGCGATGAAGGGATGAACCTCATCTTTTTGTGTTTCTACGCCCTCAATAAGCTGCGCGGCATTTAGCACATAAGAAAGCGCGACCTGAGATTCTTGTATGTTGCAGCTTCTTTCTACAATATCTAGCGAATTTTTTAAGTAGTCTTTAACGAGAGAGCGGGCGTGATGAAAATGCCAAATAGGGATAATTTTATTTTTCCAGACATCAAGATCTTTTTCTACAGGGCGTGAAACAATCTCATCAATGTAATTGTCAATTGTTGCTGCATCGCATTCGACTATTTTTCTAAGGCGAGTCGAAACAGTAATTTCATTCGTCGGCGCGTCCTGGAAAGTTAGTAGTTCTTCTTGCAAGCAATCGAACATGCTTTTGTTAAGTGCGTCAGAAAATATCTCGCGCCCTTTAGGAAGATCCATGAATTTATCAATCCAATCCTGTTCGCCGAACCCAAAACAAAGATGGTTGTAGGCGGCGGCAAGAAAATGTTTTTCTATTTCAACTGAGTCCTGCTGAGTTTCAAAGTCTTCGATGCCGAGTGTTGTCACGTTGTTCTGAGTGCGAGAGTTTGCAGATTGTAGCACGTATTTCAGAATTGCAAGTCGCTTGCTGCGTCTTCTTCAAAAATTGTTGTGACAGCTTGCGTGCTGGGTCTGTTGTTGATTTGCCATGCAGGAGTTTTTTGTTTTCCAAAGCGCTCCCAGTTTTCGTAAGTAATCGAACTCCATTTTTTCTCGCCCATTTGTGATTTCTCGATAGCAGTTTGCAATTGTTTTTTTACATGCTGCATACCACCGCTTTTATCTTGCAAGATTTTTCTTAGCTGCAAAATTAAGCCTGCGAAAGCTCGTTGCGTCTTTGCCCCTGCCTTGTGCTCGTTGAAGAAGCTGCAGATCAGCTCTGAGAGGGGTCTGAGATCGTCAGGAACGCTGCTCTGAGTCGCCTTGACTCTCTTCGTACCCGAAGCGGGTGAAGGCGTGTGTGTGGCGGGTGTGGGCGGAGCAGGGATCTGTCGGGGGGATACAGGGGGGTTTTCTTCTAATTGGTCTTCTGGATTTATTGGTCTTCTTAATACGACTGGTTTCCCGTAGGACGGGTTTCCAGTCGCCTGGTTTTCCGTAAGACGGGTTTCCAGTCGCACGGTGGGTCGATCCCGGAAGGCCAGCTCTCGGCTGATGACCTTCCCTGTTTTTTCACATCGCACAACTTTATCTTCCAAATATCCAAATTCACGCAACTCTGCAAGAGCTGCTGTGACTGCATCTCTTCCTTCTGTGCCATGACTCATGATCCAAGCCTTATTAAACTTGAAGCCACTGTTATGACTTAGGCATCCCGCAAGAATTCCTTTTGCACGCCAACTTAATCTTGAATCTCTAATCGCTTCATTAAGTATCATTGTAAATTTTGCCGACTCCGCTTTGCTTTCAAAAACGTTGTCGTTGTCAGATAGCATTTTCAACCTCCTCAATAATTTGCAGTGCAGCAAGTGCAGCTTGAATTTGCTGTTTTTCTAGTATGTCGTATTTGTTTCTATCATTTTTGTCTGCTGCGCGCAATTTGCTGATTGCAAGCTGTGAAATCAAAGCCTGAAGCTCCATTGTTTTTTGCGCCTGTCGTAAATTCATTACGGGCGCAAGTTCAGATAGCTGAATTGAAATCCCAATCGGGTCCAAACTTTTCTCGCACAATTTCTCCGATTGCGATTGTGAGATCGTCGTCAGTTTTTCTGAGAAACTTTTTGAACTCGTCATGAAGCTCAAACTCCTGTTTGTCTAGCAAATCAAGTTGTCTGTGAAATTCACTCATCGCCGGTGAATCTTCTAGGTAATCAGTTGCTTTAATGTAAAGCGCTGATCTTTTTTGCGTTAGTTCTTGGACACGCTTTTTGTGTTCATCCCGTCGCGTGACAATGCTGTTTCTGAGATGCACTGCACGCGCTAGGGACTTTACAAGTGCCTCTGTCATGTGCATTTTGTACTTAAGGTGTACTTGTGCCAGTAGTACAAAGCGTCATGCCTTCACCAGTTTCTTGCTTTTTTGCTTCGCCTCTGTACTTTCTTTTTCTGCGTGCAGCGCTAAATGCTTCTCTAAAGCGTTCATGTGCGGACATTTGCTTCCAACTGCATGACGCTTAAAAAAATCACGCAATTCTGAAAGAACTCCAAATTCATATTCCGCTTGTTCTGGCCCCCATTGCCCAAATGTGCGATCGAGAACAAATAATTCATACCATTCGTTATCGTCAAGATAGCGACGCTTGGCTGCCCACATCAAATCTTTATGACGTAGTTTGTTTTGCCGACGCTGTTCTTTTTCTTGACGCGCGCGTTCCTGAGCTTCCCTGCGAGAAAGAAAAGTTGCCATTTTTCTGATCAGATGAGTTTGAGTTGTTTGCGATTTGCTTCTTTTGTTATCAATTGAATTGATGTAGAAGCGAGATGAATTTGAGGAAACACCCAGTAGTCATACCTTTGTCCGCCCCAAGTTTTACATTTGAAATGCGGAAGAAAAGAATCACAAATTACTTCTTCAACAATTTCAAACTCCTCCTCCCCATGGAAGCGAGCATATACAACGTCTCCGGGCTTGAAGCGAAGTCTGTTGCGTCTGAACATGGCTGGGTTTTGCATGGAACTCCTTAAGAGTAAGGTATTGAGCTTCACCTGTCAATACAAGTCAGCGGATCAACGTCATTTGCGATTTACTCAGCTTCGTTTTCGCTTGCAATGATTCTTTCCTTCTGCGTCAGTGTTCTAAAAAAGCGAATGTTTAATTGCCATAGCGCATTGCTGATTTTGTCCATGCTCGGAAAAAGCTCTTTTCTGTATTCAGCAGTGATGGCTAAAAAGTTATCGTCAAGCAAATAAATTAAGCGCTCAGCGAGTTGTGCTGATTTTGCAAGAGATTGTTTCAGCTCGCGCATGGCTTGATGCACGAGCATTTTTTCTTCGTCGCTGGCGGGGAATTTCAAAGTGGCTGCAGTGCTTTTTGTTTGTAGACCCTGATTTCTAGCGCACTCGGATAAAGCTTCTCCACCGCCCTGATCGCTTCTGAGATGGTTCGTTGCATGAGACGGCCAGAAATGATTTGCTCATCGCCCGTCTCGTTGAGCAGAATCACGCAGAAGAAGAAGGAAGACACGACATGAAGCCCCTAAAGCTTGCGACGATCCTAACGTACAATCTTGCGTGAAAGCAAGAAATTTGTGTCTAAGGCTACGAAGTCAGCATTCAAGCATGGGATTTTGCTTCGCCCTCAGGGGCATTCATTTCAGCGAGAGAAAATAAAAAACTGTGTTTCGATTCAATGGAGGCAAAAAGCTTTGTATGTTATGCGTCGTAGATTTTACTTTCAAGTCTTGAAGGCGCACGTGAAACTTAAATATCGTTGGTGGAATTATTACTATATAACTCGTGTTGGGGCGCCAACAGAAAAAGAGTTTCTATGTCAAGAGACTTTTTATGTCGCACGCATGTCCAAAAAAGAAGACGCTGAAAAGTTTCGCAGCTATTGGTATTGGTGCAGAAGAAGATCATTTGAGATACTTGAGTGGTTGTGGAATTTGCAAGCAGAAGATTACTGCTGGAAGTTGCATCAATATCTGAAAGGCTTTATTGTGACCAAGCGCCCAATCATGAGTGAAGTCGAAAGGTATGACACAAAAAGTAGCGAAGAGATTTTGTGCGAAATACTCAGAACGCGGCGAGCTTTTAATAACGGCGAGTCAGGTGAAAAAGAGATTGCATCTATGCAGAGAAGCATTATCGAACAATAAAAGCTATACAACAAGATTCAAAGATATTTACGAGTCGCTTGAAGAAATTGAAAACAATGCGATGAAAAAATTTGAGATTGCAGGGTTATTTACTGACAGATACTTTCAACTTCAGATGCGTGGGTGGGGCGGAGTTTATGCAAGTTATGATCAGAGCGCTTTGCCTGAGGGCGCATTTCTTCCTTTTGTGCGCACGAGATTCAATTCGCAGACCCCGATAGACGAGGGCTGCATCTGGATTGGGAGCTTTGGTGAATTTCCAAGAATTTATGTTGCAAACAATGTTGCCAAATGGGTGTCGCCTTATTCAAAGTCTGGATACGTCATAACAGAAGTTTTCCTGCCTTACGCAGAGGCCAAGAAAATTCTTCCAAGGCTTTCAAACAAAAGAATTTACCCGGATCTTGATGTGACCGTGCTTTAATGGGGTGAGCCAGCGAGTTCCCGCTCCTGGCTCGTGACCATCCCAACTTGCATTTGGAACGATGCCCAAAAGAATACCACTTTCCATTGGTCAAAAATTTGGCGAATGGATTGTGATTGGTGACGAGTTTAAGAAAAGTTCATTAAACAGCGTATTTCATGTTCCCGTCAAATGTTCATGCGGAAATGAATCACTCATCTCAAAGGCTGCGTTAAAAAACAAAACGTCAACATGTTGCAAAGAATGCAGTTCCAAAAAACGCAGGCGTATTAATATTTTTCCTGGTAAAAAATTTGGTAGTTGGACTGTTGTTTGCGAGTTAGAAGCAGATACCCGCTCCGGCAAGCCGGTCAGGCGGGTGCTCGCTCGTTGTTCTTGTGGTATAGAAAAAAATCTTGAACTGGTTGGATTGGTTCATGGCAAGTCTGTTTGCTGTTTGGATTGCTCAAATAAATTAAAAACAGATCATGGAATGTCAAAATCGAGGGAGTATCAGGCGTGGAGGCATATGCTTAACAGATGTTTTGATCCGACAAATGCACGTTATGCGTATTATGGAGCCAGAGGTGTAACTGTTTGTGATAGATGGAATCCAGATAGAGGGGGGTCATTTCAAAATTTTTACCTTGACCTTGGCCCTCGTCCTTCTGCCGATCATCAACTTGACAAAGAAATTTTTCATAAAGACAACATGATTTACGGTCCTGGTCTTTGTGGCTGGGCAACTAGGAGAGAAAATATAATGAGAAGAAGAAATACAATTTATATTAAATTTTACGATAAAAGTACAACTCTTGCTGATCTCGCCAAAGAATACAAGCTGGACTACCATTTTCTTTATTACAAGATCGTTCTTTGCGGAAATAGCGCAGAGGAAGTTATTTCTAGTTTATCGACAAATCATCGCAAACGTACAAGTTAGATGCTTGACACCTTTTCTGTAAAATGCTATACTACCCTTGTCCTGTAAAACAAACAGAAATGCAAATCCTCACGAGACAACAAGCCGTTAAGCGCAACTTGCGCAATTTAACACTGTGCGAGTGGATGTGTTATGAAGCAGAGAATGTTGTTAAACATAATAGCACGGACGTTTCTGTGTGGGATAGAAAACTGGTAAATCGTTCACGACCTGGTGATGTTCGTCTTTGGTGGATTCACGAGTTTGGGTCTCAATTTCTACCAATGTATTGCAAACTTTATGAAAAAGAAAGAATGGAGGAAGGGGAATATGAGCTTACCGCAGTAGAGGTCAATTTAATGCGAATGTTCAAGCACGATAGACTTGGCGAGATTCAACGCAAAATTATCCTTGGAAGTTCTAAGTTTTTCTTTATCATAAAGGGTGATGGAGATTTTGATTACTGTGTAATACCGATCACCTTTGAGGAGGTCGTCGATTTGGTTTTCAATGGAAAAGCTAATCAATTTCTGAACTAATTATGAAACTGCAGTCTGAATTGTATTTGCACGAGCTTAATGCTTTGATGCAGGGTTTATTTATGCAAATGGAGGATTGCGTCAAAGCACTAAAAAAAGAAAAAAGAAGGGCGCAGATTTCTGCATTTTTTGCGCCGTGGGTTAGTCGAGAGATTTACTCAGCACTTGCCTTCAAGGCTGATGTAATCATGAAACACGTCGAGCTTCTTTCTGAGCTGCGAGAGAAAATTCTTGAAGCAGAGGGATTTGACGACGACATGCGTGCTGTCACATACAAAGAGATTTGTGATAAAGCTCAAGAAATAAATACTTGACAAGTAACGAGTAACGCGCTACAATACAAAGACCGCTCAACACAGAGTGGTCTTTTTCTTTTTCAGTGGATTCATGAAACTCAGACACATGCAAGACATTCAGCATTTATTGCTGTTTGTTGAGAATCACGATGGGCGCACGTTTAATCAGCTTTTGAAAGATTTGTGCGTGATTTATGCAGAATCTCAAGAGGGCGATTTTGATTACATGCCCAGCGCTGTTTCTCGCGCAACTACTTTCATTCATCTCTGGTACCCGTTGTTTTGGGCCAAATACTCAGAAGACAAGCATTTCGTTTTTGAGAAAAAGAATGAGATTATTTCATTTGTTGCCGTCGAGCTTGCTCAGTCTGCGCTCAATGAATTCAAGCTGGGTAATGTTTACTGAGAATCAATCATGGAAATGAACCCAACTCTAATTGCGCTCGCTGAAGTTGTTTTATACACCAATTCCGACGAATATGGTGATCCACTTGACGAGAATTATTTAATCGCAAACTTTGAAGAAGAATCGCTCAAAAAGCTCTACACCGAGTATCAGCAGTTTATTTCAATCGTTGAAGAAAAGATCACTGCAGCAATTGGAGACAAGTGGAATTGCATTGATGATTTTTATGATGTTCAACAGCCCGCATTAAATCAAACTGAATATGACTATGTGCTAACTCGTAACAGACATGGCGCGGGATTTTGGGATGGTGATTGGAGTTCTGAGGTTTCACAAATTCTTACTGACGCCGCACAGTCTCAGCCTGAATTTACTGCTCTCATTGATGATGATGGGAAGATTTATTTAGCATGAAACAAGATGAAGTTTCTTTTTTGGGCATACCTTGCCCGCAGTGTGGCAGTACGAAAAGAAGGGTTGTTGAGTCGCGACCGCAAATTAATTTTGTTGCTCGCAGATGCGTGTGTCAAACTTGCTCGCATCGTTTTACAACGCATGAAAAACTAAAAGACCAAGATGTTCTGAGCCCTGACTTTTTATTTGCTGTGCTAAGAAGAATTTCTGCAGTTGAAAATGCAATTTCTACTTTGCGCCGATCCATTGAGACAGGGCTTCAGAATTACAAATTTGATGACGACAAATAAATGCTTGACAATGCGTCGAGCATGTAGTACGATGTAATCGTACAGCGCAAGAGCTGTACTCTCTTTATCTTTCAGAAACATGACTCCAGATGATCATTTTATTTTTGCAGAAACCATGCGTCATTACGGTGGGTCTTTTTGCAAAAAGCTTGCAGATGCTTACTGCGCCGCTGATCTTACAAACAAAGCAAAGATTTTGAATGCTTGGCCGGAACTTTACGAACAGTACGGCCCCGGTTCTCGATTTGCACAAGCTCGCATTGCTGAACTTCAAAATGTCTGATTTTATTTACGATCCTCGCCCGCTTGATCCACCAGATTACTACGATAAAGAAATGTCAAACACTGCTACTTGGATTGTTCAGCGCACTAAAGTTCGTTACAGCCAAGAAGAAAAAATCTTCAAGAAAAATGTTTCTCAAGAGCGAGGCGAAGGTGGCATGAAAGATGTTTTGCAGGTGATCGCACAAATTCATGGGGGCGATTCCCCTGATGAATGTGAAATCTTTATTGATGCGACGCAGATTGTTTCAAAATCTGACGCTGCTCAACCTGTTTATTATCAGGTCAATTTTAGTCATGCGCACGATGTTCATTGGGTTCTGAAAGAAAAGACCGGCGCAACAGAAGAAGATACTGATCCAGAAGAATTGTTTGCACTCGCCGAATACATGATTAACGAGGGCAGGGAGTTTTCTGTTGAGTTCGGAACTGTTGATCCAACACCGCAGTATCTTTATGACAATTCTGGTGGGGAAGCCCCTGTCACAATGCGAGAGATTTGGGATTCAGCTTTCAAACAAAAGCAAGAGTTGACAAAATGAACGCAATTACTTTTGAGCAACTGCTGGACAATTACTGCTCATGGAAAAATAGTGAGCGTGATGCGTCAAAGCTCGATCCTCTAGAATTGCTGTATTCATATTTATTTGAATCGGAATTCTTGATGGCAGCAATTCATTTGTTTCGCCTATGCCTGCAAGAGGAGGATTACGGAAAAGCGACCCCATTCGCTGACATGCAATCAAATTTCTTAAAATTTCTAACAGTTGAAGATCTTCTTGTTACTTGTGAGATTGTTTCTCAACACAAAACTAAAGAATGCGAAATGCTCATTGAACAATTAAGAAATGAGTCTAAGTAAAAAAGAAAAACTTGCGTTACTCAGCGCAATTTCTTTCATGCACAATTTTGGGGAGAACTTTGTTCCTCTTGTAAAAGACGGCGACAAAGAAGAAAATCAACGTGCTTGGAAAGAAGCTAAAGTGATCTACAAAGATTTGCACGCTCGCATCAAGAAAACATTATGAAAGTTCTTGTCGCCTGTGAATTTTCAGGAAGAGTGCGTGAAGCATTTGCAAAGCGAGGGCATTATGCCGTTTCTTGCGATCTTCTCGAAACAGAACTTCCTACAACAGAAAATAGCAAACACTATCAAGGAGATGTACTAGAAATTCTTTCAGAGAACTGGGATCTTATTGTTGCTCACCCGCCATGTACTTATTTGGCGCAATCAGGCGTTCAGTGGCTGAAGAAAGTTCCTGGGCGATGGGATCAAATGCTTAACGCGATTGATTTCTTTAATTTGTTTCTCGCGCACCCATGCCCAAGGATTTGCATTGAAAACCCAATCATGCACTCACATGCAAAACAGCGATTGATTAATCCAAATTACTCACAAAAGATTCAACCGTATTTCTTTGGACACCCAGAGCGCAAGCAAACTTGTTTTTGGTTGAAGAATCTTCCCAAGCTTAAGGTGACAAATAATGTTGAAGAGCAGATTTTATTTCTGCATCCCTCGGAAACTGATCGGGTTCATTATGAACCGCCCGGCCCGGAAAGACAAAAAAATCGCAGCAGAACTTATTTGGGGGTGGCTGAGGCGATGGGTGAACAGTGGGGTGCTTTACTGCCGCTGAGCCTTTGATTCCTGCGCCCGTAGCGGGATCATTTCCCCTCGGACGATTCATCCCACCCGAGGGGATTTCTGAGGCTCACAAAGGATTCTGAGCGGGCTGAGAGACTATTCATTTTCTGCATAGTTTGATGAGTTCAAAGAGTTTTTCATTGCGCACAGCAGACATTCTTGCGTCGCAGTATTTAACACAAAAGAAACATGCGAGAACAAGATATGTTTTGACGCAAGGAAATTTTGTTGCCTGCAGTCATTGTTGTCATATTTTTAGAGAAAGATTTGCATTACTTGCGCCCTGGATTATTAAAACAGACTGCGTGAATCAAAATGATAGATTTTTGAAGTGCGATGTTTGTGAAAGTAAAATTTTCACTAAAAACGTAGCTAGATAAATGCTTGACACGTAACGTCATACGTGCTATAATCTAGTCATACAGCAAAAGCAAAGTCTCTTGCTGTTGTCAATTTATTTATTTCAGAACATGTCAAAGTTTCGTGACTGGCAGAACTCTCGCAAAGAGGTTTCTATTGAAGAATTCAAAAAGATTGATTTTGATGCTGTAGAGCTTTTTCAGCTTGAGCAGTCTCCGCCCGAAAAGATTTTTGTTTATCGTGGCGGGCATTGGATTATGCAAAACAATGACGGCGCAGGAAGTTATTTCTGGTTGTTTATTGAGCGTGATGAGTATTGTGATCTCGATTTAGAAGTTTCAGAGATGCGCTTGTATCTTTGGGCGATTGATGAAAACTGCGAACTCTGATTTTTATTGCAATGCTTAACAACGACAAACTTGCTTTCTTTCGTAGAGAGCTTACTTGCAAGCAAATCATTCTTGACTACGCCTTGCAAATTAACAAACGGCGCATCGAAAACATTGACAATTCAGTGATTGATTTGCCGTTGGAGGAGGATGCTATGGATCTGCACATGTATTTGTTTGGGAATGTCCCCGCAAATACATTTCGTGAATATGTTAATTATGTTCACGAAAAAACTCAGCGACCAAATTGGCTGGCCGGGCTGCCCGGCGTTACTTATCAAGATGTTCAGATAAATGCTTGACAAATAAGCCATTATCTGCTACAATAGCAACATGCGAGACGAAAAAAGAGATTAAAGATCTCAATTTTTTCTCGCATTTCTGTTTCATTTCTTTTTCAAAAACATGACAAAAAAAGAAGCGATTGCAATTTTCAAGGATGAATGGAATTACTTTATTAAATTCCAGTCTCCAAACTATGCTGACGACATTTGCGCAAAGCGTCAAGCATTTGTGCAATTCATAGATCAGTTGCATCGTGATGGCGAGATTACTGATCGTCAGGCAAATTCCTGGGATAATCCATTTTGATTTTTTAATTCAACACATACTTACATTTCAGAATCATGCACGATCTTTTCAAAAGCAACCCAGTTGAATATGCCTGCGAATTAATTGACGAAGGGCGTACAAATTACAATGAACTATTGATGGCTTGTCTTAAATGGATGAGTCATGATCAAATTCGCGACATGTTACATGATAATGAATTAGATCCTGATTCTTGTGATGCGTTCGATGAGGGTTATTGTACAGAAGAGATAAGCAATGAAGAAAAGTATGCGTGTGAGATGTACAACGATCGCTATGCTTATTACGATTGATTATGAATGCACAACAAATTCGCGATTTAGTTGATTCAGGCAAGATTGTTTATTGCGACTCTGAATCATATATTGTAATCAAAGATTCTATAGGACAGTATTTAATTAAATGTTTGGACAATCATTATTACATTGGACTAACGCATCGAGATAATGTAACACTGAACGGAACTCATTTCTTTGTAAAAGACGACAAATAAATGCTTGACACGTAGCATGTAACGTGCTATAATACACACATGCGACGAGAGAAGTAATCATTCTTTCGTCGCATTTGTTTCTTTCATTCTCAGGAAATCTCATGTCCAGCAAAAATTTAGATCCGATTCTTGTTATTTCTGACACGAACGGTATTTACATCCCTCAGATGTATTGCAATCACATTGATGAAAAGATTGCTGAAGAAATGCACATCTCTTTTGAGGATGTGAAAATTTGTCAATCCGGCCCAGATCATGAATGGTACTGGGAGTCTTGGGACATTATTTGTCAGAACGCTGAATGGATTTCTGACGGCGTTAAGTGGTATTTGCATCAAGACGGCGACTTGTGGGAAGTGCCCGAAGGCTTTTCATTTGATGAGGATTGATTCATGAACATCAAACAGATTTACGAATTTAAACTTTTTGATCGTCGCAGCGAACAACTTGTCATTGTTCATTTTCGTCGCATTGATGATTATTTTCTCATTGAGAAAAGAACGCAAGACGGGAAAGTTATCGACTCGGAAAAAATTGAAGAGCAATTTGCAAAAATTGTTCTTGAGCAAGCGTTGATTTCTTTGCCCAAGTCTGACTTGGAAATCACAAAATTCTCTGAGGTTAAATCATGACAGCACAGCCTAGCTATTTTTGCATTGCAAATCTTGGTGACAGTGATCCTTTTTTGTACGGGGGCGCATTTGTTTGCATTGATCGCCGAGGGATTTATGATCCCATACTTTTGATTTATGATGAAGATTTTCGTGGACGTGGTGAAGTTGCATTAGAACGCTGTCACAAGATTCTGTCGGACTCGGGCGATTTCCTGGGTGTCGGGACAAATAGATTTCACCCTAAATACAAAGAATGGTTTAGCGATGATCTGGAGACTGTCACTAATTTTACTGGATGGGAGTTTGATGAATTTGTAAATTTACTGACATCGCAAGATGCTGTTAAATGCGCAAGTGCCTATTTGACGCTTATTAGTTACTACGGTGTTCGTGAATTTGATCACGATCCATTTATTTACGAAACAGAAGAAGATGCTGCAAAGTTTTGCGAAAAAATGCTTGCACAGATAGAGGAATCAAAACTCTGGCATGACGGTTATTTTGCAAAAGACGATAAATAAATGCTTGACACGTAGTGCGTTACATGCTATAATGTAGTCATACGGGCGAGAGAGTAATTCTTTTTCGCCTGTATTTGTTTTTCTCATCAAAAAAATCTCATGCTAAAAACTGTTTTCTTTGCAGGAGAAAAATTCTCTTGCACGCTTGAAATTTCAATCAAAGAGAAAAAGTCTTTCAAGGCTCTGAGCATTGTTGGCACTTATTTCACGGGTAAAAAACTTCTCAAATCAGAGAAGAATTTGCTTGGCTGGGGGCAGATTCATGATGAAGTCAAGGAAATTATTCCCACGCGACTTTATGAAATTTGGAAGCGTTGGCACCTGAATGACATGCGTGCTGGAACATTTGTGCAAGAAGAAATCTTGCGACAAGCAAAAGCTTCAGGCGTTGAGTTTGATAATTTCTACATCGACGCATGTGAGTATTTGCAGCGCTTTGATGCGTTAGTCGATGAAGGATATAAATATGGAAGCAAGTGGCTGAAAGAAGAATTGCCTCAGGAAGTTATTGATTACGTTTGCGCTCTTTGATTTCATTTGCTCACTCGCTTAATTTCAAAATGACTGAACTTTGTAAATCCGCGCCATTTGAGTGCTACCTCTACATTTACGAATGCAGTTCAGGGGAAGAGTTTTTCAAAGAAATCAAGGATGATGACATTCTTGATTTAGAAACTCAAGTGATTCACTGGGTGAAAGATTATTTCGATGGCGAGGTGGAAGTTGATCTCCCTTTAATTCATGGATTAGAGGGAGAGTATTTTGCAAGTATTAAAACTGATTTTAATCCGCCCGGCTCAGTTATTTCCTGGGAATCTGCAGGATTTTACATCAAACACATTGATTGAATCATGAAAGACTTGTTTTCTGATCACAAAGAGTTCATTCACGCAGTACTTGTTATTACTGCGGGCACAGCGATTGGATTTATTGGTGCTAGATTTATTAACGAAAAGCTGAGCGATCACGCTTTTCATAATTGTCCCGCTGAGCGTCTTGTTTTTATGCGAGACGCATTTGTTGGGGGTAAGTACATTTGCTTGAAAAAATGACTGACAGCTTAAACAAATTTGTTGACGACGAGGTAATTCGTATTGTCAAAACATCAACAACTTACAAGCACATTTGTAAATCAAGGGATCATGATCAATTTATGGATGTAACTATTAAGCAGTGGGATTCTGTCACAGGTAACATTTTATGTTATCTGAAAAGCAAATACAGAAAGCAGTTTGTTTTCACGCAGGCTAAGTTATTTGTAATTGCGAAACTCGCAGCAGTTGAGTTACTGAAGCGAGAAGATAAATTCAAAGATACGACAGATAAATGCTTGACAAGTAACGTGTAACCTGCTATAATAGCAACATGCGAGAGACGAGAAGTAGCTTTCTTTCTCTCGCATTTATTTCTTGTTCATTTCTTTTTCACGGACAAATGCAAATTTCCAGCGGCGACAAAATTAATTACGAAATGATTCGTGAAACACTCGGAACAGTTGTTTATGATGGCTGTTACGAATATGTTGTGAGTGACTATTCGTTTAAATACAACACAATGGAATTATGGTGCAAGACTCGTCAAATGTTTATTAAGGTTACACCTAAAACATTTGATTCGATGATGTGCATTTCTGGCGCAATCTGATTGCTCACTCGCATTTTTGTTCATTCTTTTTTCTTTTTCAGTCAAATGCAAATCACAGAACAGCAACAAATCGTGTGGGAAGATTTCTCACGAGGTTTTCACGGCGGCAGGATTGATTCTGAAGAGATCTGCACATTTGATGAAGACGGAGAAAGGCAATTTATTTCTTTTTCTGTTCGTGAATACACAAGTGATCACGAAGATTTCTTTGGGGTTTGCTGTCCGATGTGGGAGATTTATTTGTGGATCAGAGAGGTTAGAAGCATTGAGGGCGAACAAGAATACGAGACAGAAGTTCAATACATGACAGGAAATGATTTCTGTCGTGCAGAATACGCACAAGAGTTTTGTGAATACATTTTGTATTCGATTAAAAAGCACGGGAATCTTTCTCGTCTGCCCGTTTCTGAACGTGTAGAAGATTGAATTTACTTTTAATCACTTCGCCAATTCATTTTCAATTCTCACTAGAAAATTCATTCGCTTAATTCAATCATGAGCATTCTTTCTTCAACGACAATTCGCACTGCGCTTGTTGATTATCGCGCAGAATTGATTCGTATGCAAATTAAATTTCCGAGCAGTTTCAACAATGAAGAGCATGACAAACTGATTAAATCTATTGATGATGCACTTTATGAAATTGAGGGAAATGTTCAACATGTTATGATTTCTGCGCACTCATGCAAAAACTAATGCGCAGTTACGAAACAATTAAATACAGAAAGTTTCGTGTTTTATTTGAAGATACAAAAGCTAGAGGATTTATTGGGTGGACAGTTATTAGCGAATGTAAAACAAAACAAGATGCGATTGATTATTTCAAAAAGTATTTTACGACGAAGGAAGTGATTTCTGTCAGCGAGATCCTTGATTGATGCGCCCTTGGGCTGATCTCTGCGTCCGAAAGATTCATGAGCCCCCTCCAGAATCGTCTGGAAGGGGCTTTTTATTTGCTTCAGGGGGGATTCATGCCAGCGCCCGATTCTCGCGCCCTGCAAGGGCGATTTCTCGGGGCGATTTCTGAGCGCATGTAGATTTCTGTGATGGCAAAAATCTCTGCAACAGATCATTTCACGTCTGCTGAAGTTAAAAGAAGACTCAGCGAAGCAAAACGTTATTTGCAAAGATACAAAACACAGAGACTTTTATTTCTCGCCCCCGAAGATCACTTATCGCTCCCGTGCATTTCTTTGCAAGACTATGATTGTTTGAATGAATATAATTTTGTTAACACGCAAGATTTATCTGAAGAGTTGATCAAGCAATGCGTGAAAGATAATCGTAAAATGTTTGTTGATGAAAGCATGTTCAGGATTTATAACTTGCATGAATACGTTGATGAGTATTTAGATGCGTTGAGAAGATTGTTTTGTGTTACGTCGTTTTGTTTGTTAGATAGAAAAAAGCAGATGATGATGAAAGTTATTATTTGCTTGGGGAGTTTACATCATGCGCCGAGACTCTTTTATAAAGATGCAAAGAATAGATTTTACTATGATAAATTAGCTGCGTACAATGATTTATTTTGAAATTCGCATTGATTGATGCTTGACATGTAATGTGATGCGTGTTATAATAGCATTGTGAGCGAAAGAGAAAAACTTTCGTTTGCGCTTGTTTTTTATTTACAACAGAAAATGTTTGTTTGTTTTCAAGTCGTTCATCACAACGACGGAAAGATTCCTTCACGCACTGCTTATGTTCAATTCAGCAAATTGATTGAAGCAATTAGCTTTTGTAAACAAATGAATGAGAAAAATTATGATGATAATTTGAGCAACGAAAAGATTGCTGTTACTTATCACTTTGAGTACGTCGCATGACTTATTTTATTAACAGACAAGCTGGTCGTTATCACGAAACGATTGATGAATTTGAAACGAGAGAAGAAGCTGGGAAAATGAAAAACGAGTATCAGTTTAGTGAGCATGGAAGAGCTTATTTCTATGTCTCAAAAGTTGCACGTCCTAACTATCGTTAATTTATCATGAAAATTATTTGCACGCGACAAAATGAGAATGGCTCGTTTGATAATGTTGGCACAAACAATCAATTCTTGACTTCTCATTATAAGACGCTTCGGGGTTTTATTCGTTACGGCATTCCTGAAACTTATCGCAATAAAAAACTGAGGATCGAGCTCTATCACGATCACAATTTTTACGTTGCGCCCGCTTACAAAACTGTTTATCACATCGCTTGATTTCTCATGAACAACATTGTTTCTGCATTTGCAAAAGCTTGTGCTTGCACATCAATTTTTATCGGTGCGCCGTTAATTGCTGCATCAACAGTTGAATTTACAACATCTCAAATAAATAGAGATTTAGAATACAGGGCATGTTTAGTAACTGCAAAATTAGATAATGCGAGTACAGATAGATGTATTCGTTAGTTTCAAAGTAAAGTAATTTATTACGACTCGCCCTTGCTGTTAATCACAGCAGGGGTTTTTTATTGTCTGCTAATAGTTGAGCGCAGTTTATTTATTTGTGCTACGCACGATTTGCAATGATGCGCCGATCAACGAGATTTATTTCACGCGCCCGTGCTATTTCTTTGTTTTTTTATTTATGTGTGAGCGAGCCTGCGAGCGTGCAAATGCGAGTCATTACGACGAGCATTTGATTATTGCTGTTCTCAATGCTATTATTTAGTCGCCCGCATATTTCTGCTGTTCATGTCTGATTTACTTGACACAGATAATTTTGATCAAGATGACGAATCTCTAAACAGTAATCACGAACGTGAACAGTTCGCGTTTAATGACGCAGATGCAATTTTGAATTCTCGCGTCTTAGCAAATAAAAGTTATATGAAATGTTCAGGAGGTGCTACTTCTGAAACAGAAAGAGAGTTTGAGATTTTTAAGTTTTATTTGAGCTGTGGGTCGGGAAGATCAACAACATACATTGCAAATACATTTAACTTACAAGATAACAAAGTGCTAGCAATTAGCAAAAAGAATTATTGGGCAGAACGTGCAAGTGATTACGACATAGATATGTTGCAGCAAAAGCTTAAATTAGAACAAGATTCACGGGCGATTGAACATAAAAAGCGTTTAGAAGCTTATAGATTACAGCAAGAATTTTTGGGCAGAAACTTATCTGCTAACGCTGCAAAATTAGCTGCGTTATCTCAACGTACATTAGATGAATACTTAGAAAATGATCGCAGCATAGATATTCGTGATATTCCGTCGATACTTAACAGCGCCGCAAAAATTGCTGAAGTGGGCAAGAATTTACAAAGCGGCGCATTAGGTGTTGAACAGTTACTTGTTGCATTAGAGGAAGCTGATTTTGATGAGTAGCAAATTTATTTATTCGCCGCTGTGAAAAATTCCTGGGCGGCTTGCCCTTGGTCGCCCTCTTCCTAATAGATAATAGAAGGAGTTGATTTTGGCCCTGTCAGGGATTGACTTCCTTGACCCGTTTCTTAAAGTCGGTTATATTTGAGATGCCCAGATCCATTGGTATGACTAGAGTTGAAAATGAAAACCGTTCTCACATGCCTGACCCGGAGGGATTTCATTCGTTCGCCATGTTTCATATGTTGGAGGCGAGAAATTATTTTTCATACATAAAAGAAAGAAAATTGCAACCTAGAGATTTTACAGTTTTATTTTCATTGATGTCATTGTGTGATGCAAAAACAGGAAAGATTCGTTTTACAGCTAAAGTATTATCAGAGGAAATTGGCTTTAATCCCACTGCATTTTCTGCAAGCTTGAAAAGATTAAAAACTAATTTTGTTATCGCCAGTATTTGCGAATCAAGTGGCGACAAGTATTATTTAATCAATCCGTATTTATTTTCTGTTGGGCGCAAGCAAAAATGGGGACATCTTGTAAAAACATTCACCGACGCCTTTAATTAAAATGTATAGGAAATTTATTCCCGCCGATAGAAGTTTTGATAGTGATAGAATTTTTCTTTATCGCGAATTTGATGAAGAAGGGCGAGAGTATCCAGTTTACTTTTATTTCAAGAAAGTAGATAATTATTTATTTGATGAGAGACGTGAAATACTTTGGACCAAGGAAAAGATCATTCAACATTCATTAAGTAAATTGCATTCAGATTCATTCATGCAAGAACAAAAAGACATTCAAGATAAAGAGTATTTTGATAAATACTTTGAGACGCATTCATTTGATTAAACGCATTCATTTATTCATTCACGCATACATTTATTCATCGCAGAAATAAATGCAATGCTTGTTGCGTTGCATTTATGTGCAATTAGATTTATTTGCTACATTTATTTATTCGCATGTTTATTTATTAACTATTGCAATTTATTTATTAACTGAAAAAGATTTATTATTTGCAATTATTTATTATTTGCAATTATTTGTTAATAGTATTTATTTGTAATGTCCAGGTATTTGTTAATTACAGTTATTTGTTAAATGCAATTATTTATTTGCAATCGCTATTTGTTAATTAGCAAATGCTGTTTATTTGTAATAGATAGTATTTGTTAAATGTAACTATTATTTTGTAAATGCTAGTTATTTGTAATTACAGCTATTTGTTAAATGCAATTATTTGTCAACGATTGCTAAATGTTAAATAACAAATGCTAGCTATTTGTATTCTCTAGGTATTTGTAAACTATAAAGTTAATTAGCAAATGCTGTTTGTTTGCAATAGATAGTATTTGCAAAGTAATAGTATTATTTGCTACTTGTTAAGTATTTGTATTTGCATTGAATCGTTACTTTATACTTTATGTTTTGTTGAATGTAACTTAGTTGCAAACTAAGATCACGCAAGCGTTGTATAAAATAAACTGATGACAGAATCTGCGGATTCCCTCGCTCGGCTACTTGCAAAGTCCCGCACCCATGCCTTACCTTTAGGAAGTGCTCAGCCCGGGCAAGGCGATCCGGCCGCGAGCGAACCTCGACAACCTGCTCCCCCCCGCAGCGCCCACAAGCGCCGCACCCGTCCAACAACCTCAAATCACAGCCCCATGCGCCCAGTTCTCTTGACCGTTCTCGTCGGTGCCCTTGCCGGCTCAGCTTGTGCACTAACGATCGTTTGGTGTTCAGCCATCAACCGAGCCCTTGCCCTTGACCTTTGCCGTCAGGAAGCCAAGGCCGCACACCTAAGCGCAGACCATTGCTACCAACGCTGATCCCTTCTCAGAGCCCGCCAAGGGCTCCCTGAAGGGTTCCGACCCTTCCCCCTACAACCACAGATCACAGACTCATGACCACCAACACCCGCACCAAGACCGCAGCATCAGGCGACGGCCCCAGCCGTAAAGAGATCCGCAACGCCGCCGAACTGCTGATGGCAGCGCTTCAGGCAAGCGCAGCGCTAAACACCGGGACTGCACGCCGCACCGCGCAAGCCCGCGCTGAAGAACTGGCGCAGCCCCTGACAGATCGCGACCGCGCGGCACTTGAGCAGCTTGGCTGGACAGGCTCCCGCCTCTCATCTCCCAGACCGACAGAACCCAAACCCACCGCAAAGGTCAAAGCCGGCCCAGTGATCAACCCCGCCACCTATGGCGACCTCTCACCCGAACGCCAAGCATCCTCCCAGTTTTGGGCTGGACTCTGCTCAGTGCTGGCCCGCAGCAACGGCCGTATCTGGCTCCCGGAAGCCGCAGCAGTAGCCGCCCATCTCGGAGTGGAGATCACCTCACCCGCTCAGCTTGCCGCCCGCCTCTCAGCCCTCACCGGCCTGCCAGTCTCACGCCCTACCACAGAAGCCGGCTGGTTGATCTGTGACATCCAAGAGCCCATGTCAGCCGCTGATCTATGGGCCCAGCTTTGGAACACTCACGCGGCAGCCTATGGCGTAGCCATCGCAGCCCGGTAGGCCCGGCAACCGGTAGGGTCGGTCACCACGCCGACCCACACCCGGGGTAGCCTCTCGCGCCAGGGGGGCTTACTTTACCCGTCACCCCAAATTTTTTTTCCCTATTCCAGGACGGCTTTTTAAAAATACAGCAACAACTCACTATTTACAAAGCATTAACACTTGACAAATCGCGCACAACGCGCTAAATTTGCTTCGTTGTCACGCATGTCATGTCACAAAACGATCGTATCGAGCAGCTAGAGCAAAAAGTGCAAGAATTGCAAGAAAAATTGAGCGAACAATTAGACGCAATCAATATGCTGCTACGCGATATTAAAGATTTACAACAATTCAAACGCTTTGTTGAATTATCGAGCGCATCACGCAAATCACAATACGATGCCGTCAATGCAACACGTGAAATGACATGAAAAATACACTAGATCGACAAGCTTTCATTGAATTATTACGTATTTATCTACGCCCTCAAGACTTCAAACGCTTTGCAATAGCTAGCAATTTGAATGAAAAATCACGTTTTTTGTTTCGCATGACTCAAAAATTGAATAAATTTGAATATGTTTTGATTACTTGTCAAAATCAACAATCTTTTGTTAATTTTATCCCTGATGATGTTGCTAAAAAATCGTTTTCCGAACTACGCGATAGCGACTTTATCCCTGATGTTTTATTCTTCGCTGAGTAGCTCTCGAATAGACTTTTCCTAGTCGCCCGCTAGCTCTCGTGTCACGCAACGTCCCCGTTGACAAAGCTCTCTACGCTCGCGTAAAAGCTGCTGCAAAACGTAAATTCAAAGTTTATCCTAGCGCATACGCAAATGCTTGGTTAGTGCGTGAATATAAAAAGCGGGGTGGGCGTTATCGTGTAGAAAAGTGAGTCGTCGTCATGCCTAGAAAAGCCAAGTCGGGGCTCACTCGCTGGTTCGATGAAGAGTGGGTGGACGTGAAGACGGGCAAACCCTGTGGGCGCTCGAAGGGCGAGAAGCGTGAGAGCTATCCAGCTTGCCGCCCATCCAAAAGAGTTTCTGCTGACACGCCGAAGACCTCTAAGGAGATGACCTCTGCAGAAAAGCGTCGCTTCAAGCGTGAAAAAACAAGCTTGAAGAAGATAAGCTATCAACACCGTCGCAAGAAGAAATAATGCAACGAAGCGATCAGCGAAGCTGTATTGCGTAATGCTGTAGAGTAAAAACAAGTCGAGAAGTTCTCATGCCCGCGAAAGCGCGTAGTAGTCGTTATGCAGATCGAGCTGCGCTGCAGTCGCTTGGGCTGTTTGAAGACACTTCAAAGCTGCGTGCAATTGCACGACGTGGCAACAATACATTCGATCACTCCGCCTGTGAGATCAAGATAATCTCCGACCTGCTTCCGCATCAAAAAGATTTCGTCACAGACTTTGATCATCGCATGGTGGCGTTATGCGGGGGATTTGGTAGCGGCAAAAGCTTTGCAGCAGTAACGAAATCAATACTTTTATGCTTTCGCAGTCCAGGTTTTACGCATCTATTCCTTGAGCCCACAATCCCACTTTTACGCGACGTCGCAATTCCTGCATGGCAAAGTGTACTTGATAGATATGGGATTCCGCATGAGTTTCGCACGAGTCCACTACCCGTCTTCACGTTAAAACTGTCAAGGGGCGACACCCCTATTCTTTTGCGTTCATTTGAAAATTACAACAGAATTATTGGTGTCAATGCCGCAAGTATGGTTGTTGACGAAATTGATACAGTTTCGACACACACAGCAGAGGCGGCAATTGTAAAACTTCAAGGGCGCGTTCGCGTAGGGAAATGCCCTCAACTTGGCTTTGCATCTACGCCCGAGGGTCACAAAGCTCTCTACAACATGTTCGTGCGAGAAGCATCAGATGAAAAAGCGCTATATAAAGCAAAAACAGCAGACAACCCATATCTTGATCCAGGCTTTATTGAAAACCTGAGAGCTACTTATCCCGCCAATCTGATTGAAGCTTATTTGAACGGCGAATTTGTTAATCTCGCACAAGCAACTGTCTTTCACGAGTTTGATCGTCAAAAGCACTGCACAAGTGTATTTTATCCAGAAGCAAACGAACTTATTGTTTTCGGCGCCGACTTCAACGTGGGCAAGAGTCAATCTTGCTACGCCGTTGTTCGCCCATCGCCCACGGGGCAGGCGGTTCATATCTTTGATGAGCACACCTGCCGCACAACATTTGATTTGATCGAGCACGTCAAACGCAAATTCCCCAGGCAGCTTGCAAATGGCATGGTGACTTGCTACCCGGACGCCAGCGGCAGTCATGCCAGCACAAGCGCAACGGAAAGTGATCACGACATTCTTCGGGGCGCCGGCATCAAAGTTGTTGCAGAACGCCGCAACCCACCAGTCGCAGAAACGATCTCACACGCAAACATGTATATCCATTCTGGAAATGTTCTTGTTAATCCGACAACATGTCCAGAAACGCTACAAAGTCTTGAAAATTGGGGCTACGATGAAAATTACCGTCCTCAAAAAGGCGGTAAACACGATCTTTCTCACGCTGGTGACGCCTTGCGCTATTTGGTTTGGCAAACAATGCCACGTGCAACAGCTCACTTCTCTCGCCCGCGTTGGCGTTGAGCTTTTAAGAGCTACACTGCATGAAAAGACTCTAAAGAGCGGTGACGATCATTCCCAACTCGCTGGTCCCAACAGCCGATAACTTGATCGCCGAGCCTTTTGAGCGGCGTTTTCCTGAATATGAGGAAGCATTTGAAGAAGTATCCGGCGTAGATGCGTACTCGATTGAGCAAGCAGAACAGTTTTCGCGTCTTGCCCCTATTCGTTTTTGCACGCTTCCTGAGTTCTATCTCTTTGAGGCATCTGATGAGTATCTACCTCAGGATTACCTAGAAGAGCAAAAGAGCTATGAAGTGCGCAAAACACGCGCACAGAGCAGCTTTCAGAACTATTACTCACACCTGAGAGACCTTGTTGTTGGTACGGCGCTTCGCAAGGGTGTGTCTATCCCTGAAGTCGTGCCCTCAGAGTGGAGCAATTTCTTTGATGACGTTGATCTTGAGGGGCATTCGCTCGCATCTTTTACAAAAGAAATCTTTACAGATGCCCTTGACGGGGGCGTTTCTGCAATTTGGGTTGAATATCCAAAGCTGCCCGAGGGGTTGAGCGCCGCTGAGGAGCGTCGTATCAACCCACGCCCGTATTTCGTGCTGATGCGCATGGATCAGGTGCTTGAGTGTCGCTATGACGTGTTCAATGCACAGATCGGGGCGCAGAATATTTTTGGGGCATTTCCTACTTACTTGCGCGTTAAGACTGAAGTGCGTCGTCAAAGCGAAGAAAACGAGTTTTTTGAAGAAGTTATCCCTGCAGTGCGCGTTTATGACATCGTAAATCTTGCAAATAACGATGTTTCAGAGCTTTCCGATGAAATTGAGCCCGCTGTTGACAGTCAGCGCGTGCGTTGCCGTCTTTATACAAAGCGCAATACTCCGGGAACCATAGATAAATATGTTCTTGAGGAAACCACTTATCTTTCAATTCCCTTCATTCCATTCGTCCCTGTGCTTGGAGGCAAAAAAGAGGCATTTTTCCGCGCCCGCCCACTTCTTTTTGACATCGCACGTCTTAATTTGCATCATTGGAGTGTGTCTGCTGATCTTGCAGAAACAATTCACTTGACTTCCTCGCCGATCCTTACAGGCACAGGCGTGCGTCCTGATGATGAAATTAAAGCTGGTGCTGGTCGTGCCTTGTTTTCACAAAATCCCGATGCGAAATTTAGTTTGATGAGCGCCTCGATGGAGGGCGCATCGGTGACGCTTGAGAACCTGCGTCGCGTTGAGAGCGCCATGGAGCGCCTTGCCGCCGTCGCCATGACTACCAGCAAGACCCAGGCCGAATCGGGCTTTGCGAAGCTGCTGGACCGCTCTCAGAGCGATTCTCAGCTCGCCGTGCTTGTCCAGGGGCTTGAAGATGCACTGAATCGTGCACTGCTTTATGCGTCCGCCTATCGTTCAATTCCTGAAGTGCGCGTGACAATTAGCAAAAACTTTATTCCCGTCAAACTGCACTCTCAGCAGGTGATGGCGTTGAGTTCTTTGTTTAAAGATAGCAACGCAATCACGATTGAAATGTTCTTGCGTATGCTTGAGGCGGGCGAAATGTTTGAAGGGCTGCCTGATTTTAGTGTTAAGAATCTGTTGAGCGACATGAAACTTGATGGAACTGAGACTGCTCAGCAGCTTGGCGTAGGCACAGGCGGCAGGCAGATTGCAAATCGTGGGCAGATCCCTGTGGATAACACGACGAGCATGAGCGAAGGCCGTGACCTTGAATCCATTGAGGCTTCTCTTGAGATGAACGAAGCCAATAGTGCTACTATTTAGTGAGTCAACCGACGACTTTACGTGACCGAGCACACCCCAGAAACTCTTGAAGACGCTCTTGCGTTGATTCAGGCGCTTCAGAAGAAGGCTGGCGAACTGGAAAACGAAAGCACAAAGCTTAAGGCAACAAAAGAAGGGCTGCTGAAAGATCTAAAGAAAAAGAAAACGATTGACAGCTTTTTGAAAGTTGCCGGTATTGAGTTGAGCGACGACCTTGATGAAGAAGCGATTGCGGATCGCATTGCAGGGTTGGCCAAAAAGACCGATAGCGGCGCTCAGGACGGGCAGCAGCAGTCTCAGGGCAAGCCTCAGGGGCAGACACCTTCTGACGCAATGGACGAAGCCCTGAAGGCTCAGTTCGCCTCTCTTCGCAAAGAGCTAACTGATCTTCGCAAGGTGAATGAATCACTTGAGCAAGAGCGTAATCAAGAGCGTGAGAAGCGCCGCGAAAATAAGCTTGAGCGCTTTGTGACCGATGAGCTTGCAAAAGTTGAATGCCGTCGCCCGTCGCATCTTTACAAGCTCCTGAAAGAAAAGTTTCGTCTTTTAGACGACGAGAATACCGTTGTATATGGATCCGAGGAGGATCCAACATCTCTTCGTGACGCCGTTTCTCGTCTTCGTGAAGACGAAGAATTTGCTGTTTACTTTGCAGGTAGCGGCGCAACCGGGTCGGGCATGACGACAAATCGCTCTGCCACGCCTTCTTATTCAAACAATCCTTTCAGCAAGGATTCTTCGAACGCAACTAAAGCAGCAGAGATTCTGCAGAAAGACCCTGATAAAGCAAAACGCTTGATCTCGGAAGCGCGTCTTGCCGGTAAGCTTGATCCTGTGTTGGGACGCGCTCTTCAGGGCATGTAACCTGCGGGTGGTTGACGAATAGAGGCCCCTTCGGGGGTCTTTTTTATTGCTATAGTGTGGAGTGCGCCCCGGACTTAATTGTGGCAAAAATTCCCTCCAATCCAACTAGGCAGGTCGTTTTCAAAGGGGTTAAGTATGATTTTTGGTATGGTGGAATGATGCCTGAGGTTGAGAAGAAATACGGTATCTTGAGTCCAATTATGCCAATTGGTCATTATGAATACGGTAAGAGTAAGCGGTTTTTCTTTTTATGGCAATGCGATTGTGGAAAAATTAAAAGCTATCCAGTAAAAGAAGTTCTTTGTGGAAAGGCCAAATCCTGTGGATGCCTTTCGTATAATCTCAACCCATCTGGCTGGACGAAATCCAGAAATCCACCAATGAGTAGCTGGAAAACGCTTTACAATAGATATAAGCAAAGCGCGACCCATAGAGAGCTTGATTTCAGTATATCATTGGAATTTTTTATTTCCACTGCTTCTTGCAGTTGCTCTTTTTGCGGTGATGGTTTAAGGGTTTTCAACAAGTGGAGCGAACCATCTGCCAGAGCAAAGGCTAAGCACATTACAACTGAAGAAATGAAAAAGTACGAAATACTCGCATCTGGCATTGATCGAATTGATAGCTCAGTTGGATACACTGAAAAAAACTGCCAGCCATGCTGCAAAAACTGCAACAGGGCCAAGATGGATCTTTCTGAACAAGAGTTTTTGTGCTTAGTGAAAAAAATATACCTGAAAAGAATTAAGGACTCCTAGCGGGACGACGCACACGCTAGCATATGCTCAAAGCTTTTACTGAAATGGCAAAATCTCAAAAAGAAAAAGAAAGCGACGCGCTTAAAAGATATGGTTTTTCTTCTTTTAATAAGCCAAAAAGAACACCCAATCATCCCACTAAGTCGCACGCTGTTCTTGCAAAAAGTGGCGACGAGGTTAAATTAATTCGCTTTGGGCAGCAGGGCGTTTCGGGCGCAGGAAGCAAGCCCAAAACAGAAAAAGAAAAAGCTCGTCAACGCTCTTTCAAGGCAAGACATGCAGAAAATATTGCTAAAGGAAAAATGAGTGCGGCCTATTGGGCGGATAAAGTTAAATGGTAGACAAGGAATTTACTCCCGATTCTTAATCCAATCCTTGAGTTCGGTTACATACGCACGCATTTCTCTTGCTTTTTGCAAATGCCACTCATCGCAGGTTTGAAAATATAAGCGATTGTGTGTGTCAACAGCCTTTAGCAGGTGATGAATAATTGGATTCCAAGGCTCGCGCACGGGCGAATCCCATGTGCGTCTTTCTGACACTGTTTTGTTGCGGCTTGCAAAAGGCTAGTCGTGGGCAGGGTTATTAGCATGTGTCAGAGCGCTCACCTCATTTGTCATGCCTTTCAAGACTGATCGCAACGTCATTGGCCGCCAGATCACCACTGCGGTCGAAGAAGTCATCACCTCCCTTCGCATCTCCTACGACGCTGGCATGGCCAGTGGCAGTATTTACGTGATTCCCGCTGCTTTCACCCGTACCAATCTGGTGGAGCTGTTTGCTGGTCTGCCCACCGTGACCGGCACTCAGACCCTGGACATCAGCGGTACCACTGGCAACGCAACCGTGACTTCTGGCGAGAAGGCTGTTGCCACTGGCAAGGGCTGGACTCTTGACACCACTCCCTGATCTCACGTTGACTTCATGCTTCGCCTCACTTCGGTGGGGCTTTTTTATTAACTTGCATTTTGATCATGAAAAAACCAAGTGAGCAGCAAGCCAAATTTGGCAAAGTAATGCGTGAATTTTATGCTGGCACACTCAAGTCGTCTTCCGGCGCAAAAGTAACAAGTCGCGCTCAGGCCATGGCGATTGCCGCTAGCCAAAGTGGTATGCCACCTATCAAAGACAAGAGAAAGCGCAAGCCTGCCGCCAAGAAGAAGCGCTAGTATTTCAGTGTTAGAGGCCGTGCCTCGTGAAGTCGAGCGTGATGCTCGCACAGTGCGGTTGTACCGACACAAGCTTTTTCAAATTGCCTGACAGCAGTGCTGTGGGCGCTTCGTCCATTTTCTTCTCTTCTTTGAGGCAAAGACAATGCTTCTCGCTGGT